TGGCTGAATTATTATGTCTACCAGATAACCCCATATCTGTGGACAGAGAAGAAAGAAAAACCTTGAAAAACCTTGTGTTATCAAGTGTTTAAGGCAAAATCGTAAAATCGAGAAAACTGGAATAAGTTGTTATATCTTGATATAAATTGGTATATTTTGATGTATTAATGGAGACAAAATGGAGACTCTTCAAAATGCGTGGAGACAAAATAATAAAGAACTAGAGACAAAGAATCTTTGCAAATCGTAAAAAAATAGGGTATACAGAAATTAATCTGTATACCCTATAATTATTTTACCCCTTATAGCCATAACCGACCATAGCGGTAGGAGAGTATGTAATCTGTATTGTACATGCCCTATTCACAATAATTCGATTTTTAACAATTTCATCATCAGATTGATAAGTATTAATCAGTCTTGGCAATAAAAAGTTGCAATCCTTACCTAATTGTCTACCAATCACACTGCTCGTTACAAGCTGTGATAATCCATTAATGGTAATCACTTCATCCATGATACAATTATCAATTTTAAACTGCCTGTCAAGAATTAGTAACCCATTCTCCTGATCTACATAATAGCTAGAAACAGTTAAATCGCCAGCTTCTTTGCATGTAATGACATAATCAGCATGAATATATCCGAATTCATCACCACTTACTTCAAATTCTGTTTCTCGACTGCTATCAGATAAATCGCAATTAATCACTAAATCATCCTGTAATGCATACGGAGTATTAGCCGTAAATGTCAAATTAAACCCAATAATAACATCATTAAGCATAACCTGTTTTACGATGAATGTTCCAATCCAATATAAATTCTCAAATCCTGCACAATTAATTCTGAAAACCTTGTTACGCTGAGATAACCATTTTTGAATTTTTCTTGCCTGATTAACTGTTAAATAATCAACATCAGTTTCGCATGGATTAAAACAAATTGACAATGGGAGAGTGAATGGTTCATCATAAGTCGCAGAATATAAATTAAATACATTTGAGCCAGACGGTTTCTCTTGGTTTAATTTAATCTCTGTGCCAACTTCAACCGAGCCAGATGAACCGTCAAAATTACAGCAAATACAATTAAAATCCGCAAGTTGCTTCCCTGCAAAAGTAAAATCATTAACCTTCATTGATTATTCACCTCCAATTATCTGTTTCAATTTTTCAATCTCTTTGTGTTGTTCCTGTATTAATTTAAGCATAGCCGGGACAATATACTGTTCGTTCCATGCATCAACAAGAACTTTACCAGATTCTTCATCTACATGCCAATCGGCTGCAATTTTGTAATTATCATATACATTTTCGGCAATCAGACCAATCAGGTTCTTACGATAACGAATATCATCTGTGTTGGTAAAGTAATCTTTTTTATATTTAAATTGTACCACATCAATATCATAAAGATGTTCTGGATTTAATTCTTCATCTAAGTCTGTTGTAATACTGTCTTTGAATCTTCGAGACGATGTTTTCGAAGTTTTTGCTACTATTCCTTGACCATCTGCTGAAATGTATGCATTCGCAGCCGAAGTAGTTGATGCCTTTGTAGCATATGGTATATACAACTGTGTAGGAACGTTCAATGTATTTGGAACGACAACCCCACCTGTTGATTGGAATGTAATATAATTTGTCCATGAACTAGCGTTACCATTCATTATATAGAATGAGCTACCATCATTTCTGAATCTAATATATGAATTATTATATTCAAGTATTAATTGAGCAGTTGCTGAACCTAATGAATTACCATTAATAAGTAAAGGCACTTGAGTATTGTACTGCTTACCATAATCATTTCTATATGATTCTTGTAATGAGTTCCATGTATTTTGAGCCACATTGCCTATATATGTTTTAAGTGATTTGCCCTGTGCTGCTGATAAGGCAGAAGTAGTGCTATCAGAATCACAAGAATTTTCAATAACAGTAACCGTATCTGTAAATTTTGCGTCACTCGGTACCGATTTGCTAATTGTAAAACCATTAAAGTCCGTGCCATTAACACTACCTGTTGCCGTAATTGAACCTGCCGCCCATGTATTACCATCCCAATCAACTGTAAAAGCATTGGAACGGGATTTTATGGTTTCTGCTTGAAATAAGGAATGATCCGTTTCCTCTTCATATAATCCATTTCCTATAATAAATACATATTTACCTTTTAAGTATTCATCTGTTGTATCCACGATATTCAGTTTACCAATTACGGTTTGAGAGCTACCATTTGCGACAGTTCCCTTACCTGTTGCAAATCCGTATTCAGTATATTTGGTTTCTCCCCCACATGATGCATGACAATAGTTCCCATCTGATATTCCTCCGCTATCACTATGGCTGAAACGTCCATTGATTTGAACTATACTTCCGCTATCTCCATGACAAGAAATCCCCCTAACAGTGCTGCTACTTAAACTAGATGAATACCTGCCACTAACTCTACCACAATGACAAAAAGATTTTTGTCCACTAGCTTCTATACCATTAATTAAAACTGCACCAACTCCCGAACAATCGTTGCTATTAGCCTGGTTAATAGCAACATTTACTAACGGTGACAGTGCTTGTTTTTTTTCATCAGATGAAAGATATCTAATAAATATTCTACATCCGGTAATAGCATCAACGTAATATTGATTTGGGTTTGTATCTGTATTAGTGCCATATCTAGGTATCGACATAGATAAACCATCACGATTCAATAATAACTGAGTAAACTTACAGTTCAGCACTTCAGAATCATCAACCCATGTATTAACATAACTAGGTAGAGTCACATCCCCTAAAAACAATCCACTCTCGCTCGTCTCATCATTAATATATTTTAAAAAGTCCGTTTTAATACCAACTTTATAATGTCCATCACTATTTTTGTAATACTTTAAATAATTATCATTATTACCAAAAATTACTTGCCCATCTTTACCCATAAATATTCCATATTGCTCATTATCAACACTTGATTTAGATCCCGTGTATAATGAACTATCCGTTATATTAAAACCACCAATCGTACCTTTCGAAGCATTTATCGTACCACTTATATTTGCATTACTCGCATATAAATCTCCATTTGTAGTAACACCAAACTTCGAACCAGCAGTGAAGCACCAACCATTAATAGCAGATGAACCACCAACAGATTTGGCTATATCAGTGCCCGTACACATTAATACAGATTTGTCAGTTCCCCATGCACCATTACTCAATGCATTAGTGGTAATATTAAAACCACCGATAGTTCCTGAATTACTCACGATAGTACCATTTAAGTATACATTATCTGCATATAAGCCATAACCGACACAATCATAAGTGCCACATTTTAATCCGTCAAGATATCCTAACCTTACGCTCGGAATAGTATATATTGTATCAGGATCAGAATTTGATTTACTGCCCCAAATGTCTACATAAGGTGCAGAATTTGCGTTACCTATAGCAGACATTCTAATGCCGACAGGGGAATATACATTCTCAGTAGTTGAGCCAATCTTTTTACCATATCTCTGATAGAGCATTACACTAATATTACTGTAAGATGCGCCATTTTTAGCCGTGGCAAAATGATTAGCAATAGAAGATTCGACAGTAAGTGTTAATGACATAGTATTTGCAGTTGTATTCAATTTAGCAGCCATAATACCACTACATCTAATATTTAATCCATCAATTTTACCTTGAAATTTAATTTTAGAATTTTGTGCCCAACGAACACCTTGAATAGAATCAGAAGTAATTGCTGTTTTATCTAAAATAGAAACAGTAATGGTTGTAGCACTTGCTTTAGATACATTCACTGTTGCACCTGATTGTATATATATCGTAGGAGCGACACAGAATTCACCACCCAAATCTTGAATAGTATTTAACTCATACTTGAATGCTTTCAGAGTATCATTAACCGTTACATTGGTTGCTGTGATATTATTAGCAGCGAGAGAGTTGTTAATTGTGACTGGAACTGAGAATTTTGCAGAAGATGTATTGAATAATACTTTATTACCATTTTCACCTAATTGAAAGGCGGCATCTGTTCTAATTGTGCTTTTACCAAAATATATACCAGATGATAGCCACGACCCTGCATATCCATCATTTATACCTAACCAACTGTTACCATAATCTCTAATAGCTACTTTTCCATTAACTGATATCTTACCATTAGCTTGTGAATTACCTACATTTAATGTGCCAGTAGTAGTAGCATTACCATTAACAGTCAATCCACTTGTTGTTACACTCGTAGCAGTTACATCAGTAGCATTTAATGTTTTTACGACCAATGAATCGCTGATATTTATATCCTCACAAAAAAGCTTGCCAAGTAATCTACTCGATCCCATGACAAGCAAATTTCCTAATTGTGCCAAGTAAAATCACCCCTTTCTAAAGAGAGCAATTTACTTGCCCTCCACAACTGTATCTTCTTTAATTTCTTCATCTTTCTGAACCTTGTCCATGAACGAAAGCATATCAAGATCACGGATATTTAATTTGCAATCATCTGGAAGAGTATCATATACTGCATCCATATCGAATACAGCAAGTGTCACTTCAGTTCTATCATTCAATACTTCATCCAATTTCTTCTGACATTCAGCCGCTTCAGCCTGATATTCCTCTGCAAATTCTTTTTTAATTTCAATCTGCTTTGCTCCATTTACTTCAACTTCCTCAGTTTTGCCAGCTTCGATGTATTTATTTCCTAACGACTGTACTAATTCGTTTCTTATTTCTATTAAACTTTGAGCAGTCTTATTTACTTCCTGCATATTTGTACGAAGTGCCAACTGTATTCTGAACGGCAGAACATTAAACTTTTCCCTGTCTTCCTGTCTACTCTGTGCATACCACTCTGCAATATTTACCAGTTCAATATTATAAAATCCCTTTGTTTCAATCTTCTTATTAAATGACATAATAAATGCTCCTTTTCTTTCAACTAAATTTTTAACTTAGGGCATATAACAGCCCATTAACTTATTTCTCATACGGTCTGAATATATGTCCGAACACGACATAGTAAGGTTTATTCTCGTCATGAAGCACTTTATATTCAAACCAGTCCAATATAAAAATTGATATACATACAATCACAAACCAAGCACAACAAAAGAGGACATTAAGTTGATTCTGTGCGAATGTTCCCCAAAGTCCTCTATAGTCCCATATGGTAAAATCTTGATTGAATGTAATACCAAATAAATATTCCAACATAATAGATGTTAAACCACCAAATAATACTTGCCATGCTAAATCCATATCATATGTGAACATATTGTTGTACTGTGAAATGATAATTCCAACAATAAAAGCGAGCATGAACATCGTCCAATGTGTCCAACCTCGCCATAAAATTTCTAAACCACAATATATAAAACCAGATACCATACCAATGCTAGTTAGCTGTAGTATCTTCTGTAGTAGTTTCTGTATTTTCGCCATCTGAATCACCACTTTCTGATGTAGATGTGTCTGTATCAGGTGTATTATCTGAGCCATCTGTACTTCCTGAACCACCCATAAATCCAGCAATAAGCCCCTGTATAATCTCAAGAGTATTAGCTATAATCTCGTTATACTGTGCCTGATATGATTCATTAAGAGGTGTGTCATATGTATAAGACATAATTGTATCTCTATCTGTCTCTTCGTCTAACTGTACACGAAGCAGATTACATTTAGTAGTTTCCTGAGTAATCTTTAACTGCATCTGAAGATAGAGTGATATAATTACTTTAGCAGGAAACATACGACATTCGTTACCATTTGAGTGATACGGCAAATATGCAACTGCTGGATTCTGCATCGCAGTCAAACAGAGAGAAGAGATATTGTTCTGATCATGTTGTTCAAGACTGAATGTTTCTGTACCACGATCTGTTTCTATTTGTATACCATTTGATATTTCTGTCGTACAGGTATTATTAAGAATACCTTTTTTATATGTCTTAATTTCCTCGTCAGACATTGTATTAAAATCTATAACAGGACTAACAATATCCTGTAAACTCTGAACTTGTTCAGCGAGATTACTCTTTGTTAGTCTAACCGCCAAGCAATCTACAAATTGATTCACATCTTCATTATACTGTGCGCCACAGTCTGTAATGTCAGAGTATGTATCGTATATTTCATATAAGCCAACAGATACATCATTCTGGAACACCTGTATAGCTGTTATTTTCTTGAAATTCTCTTTAACTCCATGTAAGTAATCTGTTTGTAGATAGAGTACAGGATCATTGGCAAAATCCTGTGCCGAAAACTTTACAAGAGTATAAGTTTCTTTGTTATTAACTAGAACGTAACTTCGCATTTAACGCTCCTTTCTGCAAAATAAAAGAGCCTACCGAAGTAGACTCTATGTGTGTTAATTATTCTATTTTAAAATTCCCATATTTCGTTAACTTCTATATGATGTGGACAAACATTAAAGGAATTCCCTTCTATAACTTCTTCAGTTACAAAATTGCCTGTCTTATAAATTTGATTACTTGAGTCATTACCAATAAATAATTGCACATTTTTTAATGCCATCACGACCGATTTGCCAGTATTATCAACTCCTCTGACATTTATACCGATATATGATGATGTTGACATGAATTTTTTCTTGTAATGAGTCCATTCTGTTACTTTTGCAATATTACCATTGGAAATACCGTCATATCCGTTGATGTTTATAATCCAACAATTCGACCAATTATCAGTAGAAATAAATTCGTAATCAAATTCAACCGTAATATCTTTGTTTTTAATTTCTGGAATTGTCCAATAAAAACTTCTCCATCCATTTATCGCAGTTAAAAGTAAGTATTTATTTTTATTATCAAATGATGGTGAACCACTCCATCCAGATGATTTAATTTTAGAAATATCAACCCAATCATTTAAATAATTCATTCTTCAACTACCTCGCCAGCTAACATTAAGTTTCCACTAGAATCCACCGAAGCCCCAACCTTGTAAAGTTCTTCAATAGTTTGGTTATCGAGGGCGGTAGCATAGATGCGGAAATCTGAAAGTTGCCCATTAAGATAATTTGAAATACCATCTCCACCTTGAGAGGATGCACCAATTGTACCTACGTTTGAAATTAATTTCATATCTCCAACCGTATTTACCGTTTGTTTTAATATTCCATTAACATACAATTTTTTACAGGATGACAATCTAGTTACAACTACATGTGTCCATGCGTTTGCTGATATTGTATAGTCTGAAAAAGTAAACTGTGCATTATCGTCAAACCTAATCTTATTGCCAATTTTAAATAAAGCAATTCCATTTCCAACGGCAGTTCTCATAGTGCATATAGTTGAATTACCAGTTGTGTCATCAAATTTTACCCAACAAGATATTGTAAAATCTGTTGAAGAAGATGTTATAGGATTTTGAAATTTTAAATATTGGTTGTTTCCATTAAATACATAACTTCCTTTGTATCTAGGCGTATCACTTGACCAAGTAGGGCATGTAGAATCTGTTACACTACCATTATTACAATAACCACTTGTATCATAAATCATATTATCATACATTACAGGATCATCCGTTGGACATGGAGTATAAGCAGTTGCTTTATTCCCTTTTTCAAGTTTGAGATTTGCGATAATTACAGATTCTCCTGCTTTTAAGTTATTTGTAAAATATACAACTTGTCTGCTTTTATTTAATGCATCTTTCAAAGTTATATTTACAATATAATGGAAACCATATGTTTTTTTTATAACAGTTTCCTGTGCTGAAACTATAATACTATGCGTTGCACCACTATCCCATAAATTTGAAAAACCTACCTTAATATTTCCAATCACATCATAAGACAATGTATAGATTGCACTTGGTTCTAACTTATCAAAATTCTCCAATAGACCATTGAAAGTAAACATTTTCCAAGAAGTAGTAGGAGTAGTACAACTCATTTTTACAGCATTTATACCATTCCAATTAACAGATTCACACGAATATGAACCGTCAGCATGACTATTTGACCAATTGATTTTACCTTGATTTGTTTTTACAAGTAAGTTCCTACCACCAATTTTACCATCAACATTTCCCATAGGGTAGTGGCAGACCAATCCTTTTGATATTTCCTTGACTTGGCGTGGGGATAAACACTCATTATAAATGCGGAAATCGTTTAATTTTCTATAAGCATTTTGCCAAACAACCCTTGTCTGATATTCAAAAGATGATGAATTACTTACGCTACTATATGTATATTTTTTGATACCATTAATATAAACTGTCATAGTTGGATTATGATATGTTATGGCAACATGTGTCCATTGATAAGATGGCAATACTCCCTTGTAAATTGGAGTCATCATAAATGCGTTTGCAGCATCATTCATCCAACTTAAATGTAAATCATTACATGTAGGATATTGAAAAATAGAAAACTTCCGATTATTAAATTCTACATTAGTATTAATATTTCCAAATATTGTGCCACCTTTTGACCCTTCTTCTGCATTTACGTATATCCAAAAACAAATTGTCAATGCTTGGTTATTTAAAATTTTAGATGTCATTGTAGCACTCATATCAAACTGCCCTTGTTCAAGACATTTTCCTAACTTACCATCATTAGAAAATGTTGGGTCAATACTGGTAATAAATTCATCATTAATCAATCCTTGATTTTTCGTTGTCCCATCTGTGAATGGCAACCATAAACATAGCAATCTATCACACTCCTTTCTCTAAAAATAAGAGAGTAGTACCGAACCTACTCTCCATAATATACTATATATGCCTATGCAAAAACGAAGTTTAAGCACTGTAATTCGGCGTTATACTCTAATGTAACGGCATCTCCAATCATTGTCTTATCTGCGCTTATTTGCCCCTCAGAAGCGATTCCTCCCTTTACTTTCAGTGCGCCAGTGGTCTTACTGGTCGAAGCTGTGGCAGATGAAATCGTTGTTGCCTTCGAGAAGGTTTTTGATCCTGATATAGTCTGTGTTGTATCTATTGTGACATATTTAGATGTAATTACATTGCCTGCACCATCTTGGGTTGCTTTAGTGGCTGAAGCTACTGATTGAGAACCAATATTTGCAGATGTAATTATAATATTACCATTATGAGTAAATCTATTTGAGCTTGTTGTGGTAAAATTAATACCCCAATAATTAGATATATTTAACCAGTTATACCCATCATCAGCTCTATATGTACCAAGTCCGTACCAACTACAGCCTGTAGAATTGACACTAGTAGCCGAAGAAGTCCATCTGAGAACTTGAGCCGCAGATGATGAGATGATTGTACCAGTCATACTTCCACCAGTAAGAGGAAGATATGTTGAACTAATCACATTACCATTACCGTCTTGAGTAGCTTTAGTAGCAGAATCAGCAGATGTAGCCTTAGTTGCGGTAGCAGCATTACCTGTTATACTAATTCCCCATGTACCACTAGCTCCTGTACCATCTTTTTGAGGAACATAATCAGTGTAATTATTACTTGATAAAACGGTCTTCCATGAACCATATACACCTGCTTTTTGACCACGCATTTGTAATTCTGGATTATCACTAGCAGACATAAACAACTGACCATCATACCCTGCTGTATTATCCCAATAGAAATGTAAAATATGTCCATCAGATTTTGGCTTATTTGCAGTCATTAAATTTGTTGCTTTAAATGTAGCTAATCCACCACTACCTGTACCAGCAACATTTGCATCTGTAGGACGACTACTGAATAAATTAGCTAACAAATTAGCCTTTAAAGCATTGCCACCAACACTATCACTTAGAGCATACTTCGTACTTGAACTCAATGCATCAGTAATACCATAACCACTTAGCGTAGTAGGATTTGTACCAGCCGTTACATGACCATAAGTGTCAACAGTAACAGATTTATATGTACCAGCTTTCACACCACTTACATTGTGTGTAATCGTAACTGTCTTATCATCACCTACTGTAGCAACTAATGCACCACTTGCAGTTACACCTGAGAAGTCGATTGTACCACCGCTAGAAACCTTGATAGAATCCAGTTTACTACGTTCCTTTTCGGTCATAAGACCAAGACCAGTTGAACCTATTGCGGTCTGAAGATTAGCCTTTGTAATAGTAATCGCATTGCTTACACATGAATAATCCGTACCAGCAAGAATCACCTTTGAAGCATAATTATGTGTATGACTTGATGAAGACGCTCCAATATCAGCAAGAGAGAATGATATATCTGCCGTTCCATCAAATGACTTCTTAGCTGAACCAATTGTAATATTTCTAGCAGTCGTCAACTTACTTGCCGATAAAACATTCTTGGTTGAGTCAGCCGTATTATCTACATTGCTAAGACCAACTTTAGATTTTGACAATGCAGGAATATCAGCCTCAACGAGTGTTCTAAATGTTGCCTTTCCATCTGATCCATTGGGAGCTGCAAGTACAGTATTTTTTGTTCGAGTGCCTTGAGCACTATAGACATAAGTTTCCCAATCAGATATATTAGCCATAGTATGTGTGTGTGCAGATGGTGCAAATGTACTTGGTTTATCGGTGACTCCACTCCAAGGAACATTAGATGCAGTTCCTTTTAAGTTACCAATCAAACCATTGGCGAACCTAGCTGCACCACTAACAAGAAGTGTTCCTGCTGTAAGATCATCTACATCAACCGAGCCATCAAATGACACATTCTGACTAACAGAATCAAAATCTTTTCTAAGGTATGTGTCTGAGATTATATTGCCGTTTCCATCCTGAGTTGCCTTTATTGCACTTGCTACATTAAGAGTCGATGGATTTACCCATGATGGGGCAGAAGTACCTCCACTTTGTAATATATAACCAGCAGTTCCAAGAGATAACTGCGACAATGTACCGCTTGCACTTGCATATATAATACCATTAGCAGTCCAAGATGATTTACCAGTACCGCCATAAGCAACGCCCATAGTTCCAATTGTCAAATCAGCCGAGCCATTCCATGACTTACCATTGATACTTAATGTATGAGTGAGCTGGTTAGCCTTACTAGCTGTAGCAGTAAGAGTGCCGCTAACCGTTAAATTACCTGTAACTGTACCTCCTGTAAGTGGAAGATATGTACTACCTACAGCATCCTTACGAGCATATTTATCTGAAAGCTTTGTACCATTTTCATAAATAGTACCATCTTTGTCTACCTTGAATAGATATTCCCAAGTAGACTGAGAAGAAGACGGATCTTTAACTCTACGAATATACAAGAATTTATTATCCCATTCGTTCTTAGAACCGAAGATAGGTTCAACCATACCCATATCATAGTATTTCTGTGTCTCTTTATCGAAGACATAGTTACCACCATTGATGGTTGTCCATCCCGATTGAATACCGAGACTACCATCTTGAGACATAAGATACCAATGACCAGCCGTAAGAGCAGCGTTGCCCTTAGAAATCAATGCACTATATTCTACACTGTTCACAAGTGCATCATCTTTGTTCCTGATATTATCAAACTCAGCAGAGCCAATATACCAGTTATTATTGGCATCCCCAAAGTAACCTGCATCAGCATTGACTGTACCTTGATAAAAGGCATTGCCAACTGAATCTAAATAGAATCCAGGTGTGTGAATTTCTCCATTAGATAAATCAAGAAACGTACCAAATGCACTATATGTTCCATCATTCCCAGCTACATAATTGTTTGACTTCAAGGCGTCTGTTTTGAGCTTTCCACCTTCAATAATCGTTGCTGAACCATCAGGAGATTTGATGATGAACTGTTTTGTGATTGCCGCAACAGCAGAATCTGTAAGAGTTAGAGAGGTGGAAGATGAACCTGATTTTACGAGCCATAAGAACTGATCTAAGGACTGTTGAGCCTTTGTTTCGGCTTCTTTTGCAGTTGTATTAGCTGAAGTAGCAGTGGTCAATGCATTAGACGCATTTGTATTAGCTGTATTAGCCTGTTTTCTTGCGACAGTAGAAATAGAAAGAGCACTATTTAATCCATTAGATACGATAGGGGTAGTTGTCTCTTGTGTATTGTCGTCATAAATAACAAGTGTTCTTGTCCATATATATTTTCCCTCATACCATTCTGGTTCTTTATCCGACCAACCTTCATTTGGTTGTAAAACGTTGCTATCAGAAATGGCATACTGAGGAGTAATAGATTTTACACCTTTACCCTTTACACCATTTTCACCTGGTTTACCATCTTGACCATTAGCACCTGATATACAAATAGCTTTTGCTGTTTGAGAATTATCTGTTCTGTCCTTGTAGTATGTAATAACTTTCTGCCACACATATTTTCCGCTTATCCATGTAACACTATTTGTTGTCCATTCGCCACCAACTAATTCTGTAGCAGAATCAGATTGGTAGAAATAGGTTGTTACATGATCCACACCTTTTTCGGCAAGTTCACGAATTTCATTAGTTTCAACCTTTAAATCTTCTGTAGCTTTGTTTGCTTTATCAGCAGATGCTTGTGCTTGATTGGCTGATTCCTGTGCTTTGTCGGCTGCTTGTTGAGCAAGTGCTACTAACTTTTGAGCTGTATCAAGGTCAATAATAACCTCTGATATGGTCTTTCCATCAGAGCCAACTTCTGTGCCTTTAATCTTCAGATATCCACCATCAATCGTAAGTCCAGTTTCGTCTATAACAATAGATTTGTCTTCATTGTAGATTTGAAGTTCCTTACCTATTATAAGATTACCAACTACAGTCTTAGCGATGATGCCGTAATCTTCAACAAGATTACCGTTGATATCAGTATATGTAAAGCGTCCAACGCCTGTTTCAATTGTCTCCCAACCATCTTTAGTGAGATATAGTCCGTTGTTTACAATCTTTAACTGCTTTAACGAAAATTCATTATATACATCATCCCAAGATCGAGCTAATAAACCATTTTTGGTAAGTGTTACTGTTTGCTCTTTAGAATTACTGAATGATATATTATCACCAAGTAATCCATTATTTGTCCAATCTGAAACTGTTTTTGTTGTACCTTTTGACTTATCTACTTGATCTTTAACAGAAGAATAAGATGTAGACATAGATTTTGCTGACTGTAATACAGACGGTACATCTGAATAACCAGAATAGATTTTTTCTACAGTAGAAAATTCTACAGGTATTTCTGATAGATTATCGTAATCAACCTGATACGAGAGCAGACGAAGCGAGTATACCTTCTCATCAATTCCGACTTTGATAAAATTACCAACTTCAAATTTATCTACAATTGGTTTGAATTCTGGCAGAGCAAGTAGATTACCCATTGTTGTGTTAATGGAATACTGTAAGTTTCCTGCCTTATATAATTCTCTCTGTGCTGCCTTAAATAATTCGGTGGCTCTCTTGATAAGTTCCGTATTATTTAATCCAGTAGAAGAGTAGTTTGAATTATTATAATCATCTTCACGCCGATAAGAATAGAATAAATTCCATAAGTCAGTGCCGAGATATTTCTGTAAATCTAACTCTTTTTGGATTGACTGTTTTAAAGTTTGCAGAACACCAGTTGACTTGACTGGATCAAATATAGCTTTAACACTATTTAATTCGCTAGTTCTTGTTTTGATCTCATTATTGATCCACGTTAATCTGTTTGCGTAGAATTTTTGATACTTCTTTTTAAGCTCGCTGTTATTATATTGTACATCTACAGAATCTTCTGTAAATCCATTTGTTACTATATCTTGGCAAGCCTGAAATTCTGTATACATATTAGTAAGCTCAGTCAATGAATAATATGTCAATTCCTTTTTAAAATCTGTATCTGATAAATCAAAACTTGTAATCTGCTTATCTTTTAGCTTCTTTGATTCAGCAGTCATACGCTTAATTTTTTGCTCAATATACTTCTCGTTATTTTCTAATACTGTACAAGTTACATCAACAGATCCTGTTAAATATTCTTCATTTTCATCTTGTTGAGTTAAACTGGTAATCGTAACAATACAAGAATAAGTCTTAGTTTTTGTGGATGAGTCATAGTCAGATAATGATTTTGTTTCCACTGATATATCATAATATGCTGTACTACAAAATACCTGACATAATTTCTCTAACGTGTTTCTAACAACACTAGATGAAATTGATGATACCTTCGTGACCGCAACTCCACCCAATGCGCTGATGCCATTTTTTATTGATGTTAAACTATCCTGAACCCCTAGTCCATCTATATCAATTACTGGCATCATACTATCATTAATATAGTAATATAAATCAGTAGCATCATACCGAGCAGCGATGAGAGATGAATAACCCACAAGGGGATTAGCCAACTTATTAAAAGTAACTTTATCTTTATCATCATCTGAAACATTAGCAAATTTCTTGGTTACGGAAGTAACGACATTATTGTAGTTTGTAACTTTCGTAGAATCCAAAGCCATTTTTCTTGTTGTCTGAATTTCGTTATACAGTGTATCATATGACTTTAATTTATTTTTGAGATTGTCAGGCATATCTGATAAAACATCGTCAGAAAAGTAATAAATGTACTGTGATCCGTTTGGATTAATATTACGAATAGTAGCATTCATTAAATCATCCGCCCCAGTCACATAAAAGCAGTTCTTTAAAGAGTCTTGATTTGACTCCAAAGTAATACTTTTTGTTAAATTGGTACTGTTGATTAATACATTTGTATCTTCGCCATATTTATTAATTACTTTTGTTGATCCGCACTCAGGACATGTATCAAGAAAATCTCCTCTGTATTTACATGCAGTACATGTGCTATATAAATCATATACTGAAATAGTTCTTTGTTCAGAATTAAAAGAGAATAAACAATGATACGCTTCGGCAATATCATTTTTTAGTGCTGATAAGGTATCTGTTCCATCAAATGTGAATTCGTGTACTGTTGATAATTCTTTAAGAGTAGAATCTACATGAGCAATTGAATAATGTGGTGCTTTTTCTAATACACGATGCAGAAGAGAAGCATGGGTAAGAATATATTTTTTTCTAGCGATCACAGAAGCAGTTGTTGGGTATGCACTTGTATCTTTTAAATAATTATACTTTGCTTGCGCCCATATCTTTAAATTATCTACCGAATCATAATCATCAGGATCTCGATATAATACAGTCGGAAAATTTTCATCGTATAAATCATTTGTCATGTCTGTTTCCGTATTAATCTGTACTCCATGTAGATTAATATTCGATAATTCAGACTCACACAACGCTGTACCTGTAATTGACTTGGATAGGTCATCAGGATCTTCCTCATTTACTGTCACTGCAATTTCAAATCGTTCTTTTAATTCAGGTATATATATAAGTTTAAAATCCACCAACTGATCCCATAGTGGATGTTTTATTCCATTGTTAAATTTATGTACTTTAAATGATATTTCATTCGCATCATTAAAGTTGTTTTTATATGTGTAACCAGAGACATTAGTAATTCCTCCATTACCGATTGTTTCAAAATTCTTATGCTGCAATAGAAGAGTAGGAGTCTCTATTATATTCTGTGTGTTAAATAACACTTTAGCCATTTACTCATGCCTCCTTGTTATATTTCTAATTCTTATCTATTTCTTGATTCATCTGTTTGTGATATTCATTGGTATCGATCTGTAATTCATTTATCATATGTTCATAATCAGCTTTAAGCTGTTTACATTCATCTAGTAATTCCTCATATTCTTCTTTGGCTATGAGCGTATCTTCAATTTGTGTTGCAAGTTTTCGCACATTATTTTCTCGTATGTACTTGCTCAATGCTTCATTTTCTTCCTTTATTTTTTCAATTTTTCTTGTCTTTGAAGATTTATATTTCAAAAATGTTCACCTCCGATTTCATATCTGTTGACCATAAAAAAGCATAATAAAAGAGAGGAATTATGATATTCCTCCCTGTTACTATGCCGATATTCAATTTTTAGTATTTCCGTATTCCGAGAGAGTTGTGGTTTGATGATAAAGATCCTACTGTGGTATCTTTAATCATATTACGAACTCCACCCGTATTATTTTTAATAGCGTCCTTCATAGAACTAGCAAACTGCTGTGGATTCTGTACTCCCTCTAAGTTTACATCACCAATAGTGATATTGATGTCATTATCCGTCCGATTTGTAACAGGCATATTTGGCATTCTAAATGCATTACCAGTATACATATTACTAAACATCATAGGGTTCTTTGCAAAATCCATAAGCGTCTTAGCCTGTTCAGCAGTGAATATCATATCATTCTGACCAACAGATTTCAGTACACCTTTCGATATATCATACTGCAACTCTGTGCCGTCTTCTCCGAGATTAGCAATCATATCATAAGGAATTCCCTCTGAACCACGTCTGAATCCTTTAATACCAGATTTGTGAAGTGTCTGCCAAAATGGTGAAGATGCCTTATTTGAGAAATCATATCCTACCAATTTAGCAAGCTTATTCAGATTATCCTTAGACATAATACCGCCATTATATAATGTATATAATCTTTGGTTAAATGCTCCATATTCAGAATACTTCTTTTTATGTCTCATCAAATTGCTTTCAATGAAGTTTTGAATATCTGCCGCCTTTGACTTAGACAATTTCTTTCCAGATGTGGATGTCGCCGTGACATTTGATGCTAACTTCTTAGTAATTTCGATCAATGACTTTACCGATTCTATACCTGATGATGTGGACGTAGTTGAACCATTACCCGTACTTCCAGATCCACCGTTAGTATTATTACTGCCAGTGTTATTGTTTCCAGTATCCTTATTATCAGACTTGCCATCGTTGCTATCTTTCTGAGATACATTAACTGTATCAGCCGTTACATTGGTAATACCAGTTGTAACATTTGTATTTTTGGCATCCTGATCATATTTTTCCCATGCCGTCTGTAAAAATTGATAAATACCATTAATCGCTGTGGAAGTATTGGATGAAACTTCACCATCGGATGACATCTGATTCCATGTTCGTGTTGCACTATAGCCAATTTGAGCCAATAACCTATTGACTGTGTTGTTCGAATCAGACCAATACTGATTTACAGAATTAATCAGTTTTGTAAATTGGTCATCTAAGCTATCTATGATATCTTGGATATTTTCGTCCAGATCATCCTGGAAATCTGAAAGCATATCCTGTGTAGCTGAAATATATTGGTCAAACTGTGTATCCTTCAGATCTTTTTCAGCATCTTTAAGTGAAACATTTAATTCCTGAACTTTTGCTCTTGCCTCTTCAGAAACATCACCAGAATAAGCTGCAAGTTGTTTGCGAAGATTTGCTATCTGCTGAGTCTTATCACTAATATTGTTTGCATAATCATAGGCATTCTTTTCAGAACTAATAAGATCATTATATTGGTCGATCAAATCAGAAATATGATTCTTGAGTGAGGCGTAGCCATTTTCAATGAGATCGATCACGGCATACTTTTCATCTTGTGCTCCGGCAATTGCATCCTGATATGATTTAACCAATTCTTCTTTGTGAGCAATCAATTTTTGATTATATGGATCGCTCGCAAGTTGCTTATTAATCGCCTCAATCTCATCACGATAAGTTCTTGCTTGCTCAGAGTATGTTTGGTAACTTGATACATGTAATCCAGCCACGGCATTACCTTCGTCAGTCAATCCACCAGTCTTGTCAGAAGTTAAATCCCTACGAGATAATTCATTTATAACGAAGTTTGTTTCAGAAACAAGGTTATCAAGTTTATTAGCATATTCGTCTATACGATCCCAATGTACCTGCATAATCTGATTGTCATATTCCGCAAGTGCCTTTGTAGAAGCGTCTATTGAGTTGGTAACATCGTCAATCTGAGACTGCATTTCTGCCCATTTCTCACTACCTTCCTCGATATTACCAGCAGATACAGATTCATTTAATGACTGAATTAAAGCATTTCGCTTCGCTACAAGCTCATTGTTATTAGACTGCTCAGTAGCTTTAAGTCTCTGATACCATACGGAAGATGTACTATTACCACGTTCCTCTAAAATAGACATCTTATTATTTAACTCTGTAGCAGTTTGTTCATATTTATGACGTTTGTTATCCATCTCTGTTGAGATATTAGAGAACTTCTGCTGTGCTAATTCTGCTTTCTGTGCTATAGCAGTCTGTTTGTCAATCTCTTTCTGTTTATTTGCCTGATCTAATGACTCAACGGCATTATTATATCGAATACAAGCAAGGTAGAACGCCCCTTTAATATATCCCTTCTTATAATACTCGGTCAGTTTTGAAATTGTAGAAGCAGAAATTGCTTTGCCAGACTTTGCTTGTTTTTGAGCATTTGAAACAACTTTGGATACGGCTTTTTTCGTACTAGCCTTTAATCCACTATATGCTTTTGCAGTTGCAGACTTACCTATTGTCTTCTTTGCAGATTTTACAGTCTTCGTATACTCATTAATTTCTGCTTGATTATCAGATGCGATTCTGTCATAGCCTGCCATCTGCTTGTCAATGTAGTTATTCTTCGTTTTCGCCGTAATTGCATTATCAGACTTCGAACTATTGAGATCCATAGCGTCATTTGTGGCATCGTCTTTGTTGCTATACTTCTCTGCAATGTTCTTCATCGTATCAGCATAGTTGCTAGAGTAAGCTGTTGCATATTCCATTCTAGCTGTTTCAGCGTTTTCAAGTGCAACATTATATGCATATAACCGATTATAGACATATGTAGAATACTTGCTGATGACAGATAAATCGGAAGATGATACTGCTTTTTTATTTTTAATGGCTTTCTGTGCATTCTGCAAAGCCTTCTTATACTTCGTGTTCTTGGCTTTTTTAAGAGCGGAAGATATGGATTTATTACCAGATTTCGCCACACCATTCGTATCGCTAGTTACATTCTTAACATATGTGCCATAAGTGGAATTCTGTTTTTTCAGAGCTGAGTTCGAAGCATTAAGCTGTGAATTCTTTGCACTGGTAGAATTAGCCACTGTACCTGTTGCAATATCTTTGTAGCCTGTAATCGAATCGATTTTAGCGTCACGTTGTTTATCACGTACATCTTTCAGATCCTGAATATATGTACGGATATTTTTGTGCAGTTCTTCTAATGCGTCAGAAGCATCCTTGCCTTTGTTATACCATTCCTGATAAGCGGAGATAACATCCTGAATCTCATCTGAGTATTCGGAGATATTCATACTACCGTTCTTAACACGAGTTGCAATTACATCGGCTGTCTTTTGTGAGACAACTTTTTCTTTAACGGCACGATCGAGGATCTTGTCTGCCTGTGCATAGTATTTATCTCTAGCAGTTTCCTCATAACCAACCTGTACATTTGTTGCGTCTATAGCATTGTTGTAATTCTTGGCTGAAGATGAATACTTCTTATCATCTAACTGGGATTCAGCCTTGGAAATGTATTTACTGATCTTATCTGTTTGACGTTCCAGTTTGATTTCTATCCAGTCGAAGAGAGTAGAGAGCCAATCTTGGAATTTCTCAAGTGGGGTTTTCTTTTTGGTGGACGAACCTGAACCGCCACCGCCTCCATTAGAACCAGACCCACCAACACTAGGCGTTGTATTAACTTTCTGTTCAATATTGACCTTAGTAAGATTTTTCATTGCGGCAAAAGAGCTATCCAACGCTTCCTGTTTTTGAATGGCTTCTTGAGAATTGTTTGCTTTAATATTACCATTGTCGTCTAATACAGAACTTTTGATGTTTTGGTATGTTCGAATCGCTTGTGTAGCTAAATCTAATCCTTCACATAAAGCAAGAAGATTTTGAATATCTCCATCTGTCGTTAATGTAGGATTGTTTAATTTCTTTAATGCAAGCAAAGCAAGAGCCTGTGCGCTTACACCAGATTGCTGTGCTTCTTTTGCTAATTCAGCTATTTCACTTACTGTAGCATTGGCAAACAAATCCGTTGCATTTTCAGCAGTGATTTTTACATCATTTAAATTTAACCCAGCTTTTATTGCTTCTTCAGTTGCAACTTTTTCTTCACCAAGATTTTTAGCAAGTGCGGCTTCCACTACAGCGGTCGCATTTGTGATTCCCATTTTAGATAATTGTGCTTCATAATACTCTCTATTTGAATCATTCAACAAAGAAAGGGTCGCATTCTCATTAACATATTCAGTTGCAAGTTTATTTGCAGCTTCCTGACATTCAGCCATAGAAGAAGAGGAGTCACCAAGTAATTTTGTGAATTCATCCCATGAATCTAATCCCTTGATTGTAGCATCAAAACCTGTGAAATCATCTACGCTAACAATACCATCAGACAATTTTGTTCCCAGAGCACCAGTAATATCCTGAATGTTCTTACTCATTTGTCCAAGTTGGGAGTTTTTGTCGGATAGGCTGTTGATGTAGTTAACTGCCTCTTCGGCAGACATACTTAAACCGTCAAAGTAATTCTTTGCTCCATCAGTCTCAGAAAACGTCTTGATCGTAAGTTCGCCCTTATCTGCTAAAGCAGTCAGAGCATCAGCTACCCCTTTTGTAGAATCATCAGTAGAGGCTTTAAGCTGTTTCCATGCCTCTGCCATAGTAGTAATCGTTTTTCCATCAGAAAAATCGTTAACTGAATCAGACGCATCTTGTGCTTCAGTCGAAACACTATTAAATGCTAATGCAATATCATCAAGATTGTCTGCTGAGTCAATCACCCCAATTTCAACCAATTTATTTATAAAATCTGTGTATTTAGGATCATCAAGCATTTCTGCTGTAACTTTTCCTTCTTTGCCTAAATTTTGAAGTTCTTGAACGGTATCATTAAACTGCCAGTTGTCTACAACTCTATTAAAAGCATTCTGTTTAGAATTATTTCCATCAAGCTCAATAGCTAATCTATCCTGAAAATCAGATATATAATCCAACCACTCATTAACTTTTTTTTCATCATCCGTTTTTGGATTTTCAATATACGAAATATCTTCAGAATCTTTAGTCCACTCAGAATTTTTATCTTGCAAATACTTATCGATTTCATCTATTTGTTTTTGTATAGATTCTTCTTCTTTTTTTGTAGAAGCATTAGATAATTGGTCAATTAACTTTTCTCTTTTTGTAAATTGTGCCTCAATATATCCAGTTTCATCAGTTAGATAATTATCATCTATACCATATTGTCCTGCATTTTTTCCATCTGGATTAACTTCGTATTCGAAAGGATCTTCTGTATCTTTTTCCATAACATGAACAAAAGCTTGATTTGCCTCTTCTTGTTTTTTCTTTTTTTCTAATTCTAGCAAATCAATTTTTCTTTGTAGTTCATTATTTATTTTTACAAGATTATCATATTCATTTTTTTCTGTAAATGTGAGTTTGTCTTTCCCTTCCAACTCTTTCATTCTGTCTTGAGTAGTTTTTAATTCTTCATTTACAGACTGTAATTCTGAAACTACATCATCGCATTCTTGCTTTACGTCTTCTAGTTTTTCCCTCGCATTTTCAAGCGTATCTCCATATTTACTATAAGCAGTAGCAATACCAACAACAGCAACCCCGATAGCTGTTAATATAGCACCAATTGGATGTGCTGTAATTATCGCCCATAATTTTGCAAAAGAAGCTGTTAATAAATTTGTAATACCAATACTTGCAGTCTCGGCAGCATTTAAGCCGAGAATGGAAGCGATTTCGGCATCTGTTGCACCTGCTTGTTTTAATGTAGCTACAGTGAGTTGTTTCTTCGATATAACCTGTCCTTCTTCAGTTGCAATTAACCCAAGATTACTAGCAATTTCTTTTGCTCTCTCTGCTGTTAAACCTTTTCTTTGTGCTAATTCTATTACTTCTTGACCATTTAAAGCAACAGTAGCAGTTGTAAGTCCAGCTTTTGCTAATGCAGCTTCCACGTCAGCAGCCTCAGATTGCTTAGTAATTAAAATCTGCCTAATTTGTTCTTCTGTTGCACCCTTACTCGCTAATGCAAATACTGCTTGTTCTGTACTTAATCCCTTAATTGCGGATCTAAATGCATCTAAATTCCCAGTATTTACACCAACGGTAGATATATTTAATACATCTATATTTTTTATTGCAATACCAAGTTTATTTAAGTCCGAAATTATTGTTGGTAATTGTTTGAATGTCATACTTTTTTATTTTGTGCTTTGTTTGAAGAAGCATATTGACTTAAATAAATAAATTAGATACAATTAATACAATATATTAAAAAACTTTTAATGGGGAGGTATTTATGTTGACGAATAAAATTATTAATGATTTAATAGAACTTGAAATATATCAATCTAAGTCATTAAGTAAAGAAGAATATGAAAAATTGTCAAATAATAAAAATAGCAATAAAATATATTTATCTGGCAGTTATAGCAATGATCCAGATAACGAATTTACAAAATATTATAAAGAAATTAATACTAATGGATTAACGATAGAAGAAATTGAATTACAATTATCAATTGAAAGAACAAAAAATATCAAGTTAATAAAAAATATGATTATATTTTTTGTTATACTTACAGTTATTTCACTTATCTGTTTATTCTTCTTTGGGTCTTCAATATCAAACACATTAAATGATTTATAAAACCGCCCAGGATTTTATTGATTCCGTAAATCCAAATAGAAGAGTAGTGAGAAATTGCTACTCTTTTTTTAGTCAGATTGAGTTAATAGAACATAATGAAAAGAGCAGGAAATAATTTATCCTGCCCTTTTCATTACCAACTTGCGGACAATATTAATTGCCCCATTCTTTTTCCTTTAAAATAATCATAGTTTTAATCCTCCTTAAATTGCCAATTAATTTTTATAAGTGAACCAATTTTAGGCTTAGTTATCTTACATGTATATTTATGGTATATAGTATTATATGAGTGTTCCAGTTTAGGATGAACTACATCTTCTTGTTGATTTATGGATTTTAACATACATTTTGGATCTCTTTCAAGAAGTATATCACTTTCAAACGAAATTGTATAGTAAAAATTTCTGATCGGGTTTTTAATTCTAAGGCTAGTGCTATTACCAGATTCTAAATCATTCAATAGCTGTTCGTCATTTATTGAATCAATATCTAATTTCCCATCCTTAATAGGGAACATACCCGGTATACTCATCACATAAACAATTTTATATTTTTTATGAGGCTGAATTCTACTATAATTAAACCTAAATTCCCATCTGAAAACCTTGTTATTATTTTTAAGAGTTATATTCTCCACATCATTTTCGTCATCTTCATCTGTCCAATATTTCTCTTTAACAGAAGATATGATATTGTCATCTGAATAATACCAAAATCCATATTCATGAAACCTATCTTGAATACTTGTCTTTTTCATATTGGTCAATGCAGGAAAACATGCATTCTTCTTTCCATCAGAGATATCTAATCCTCGTTTTAAAAAAGATTTTTCTTTTCTATTAAACACCATATCAAATTCATTGATAATAACGCCAGTTCCATCATTATAGATAGTTACATGTTTGTGATAATTTTCAAAATAATGTGTTACTCTTTTGTTTCGGAAAGAATGGTGAGATCGTATAAAATAACCAACATCAATACCATTTTTTATCATTTCAATTAAACTTTTTATGTCTGAAAATTTGACCATATTACGCCCCCAATTATTAGTATTTTTTTTCATTATATACCAATAATCGACACAATACTATCAGAACATTTGTACGCATTCAGAACTCTTATCTATTTCTTTGCCATACGAATGATATAATGTATATATTACTTATTCACAAAAGGGTAGTGGAGGCACATATGATGACAATTTCATATCCCGAAGGGACTACAGTTTCTGGTGAGATTATCAAACTTGATAACTTTGTTGTGATCACACGGACATATTCAAATGGGGTTAAGATTATGCTTCGTGAATCTGAGAATGGAGTGTCAATTAATATCACTGGGCTGGAAGAAGAGTAGTACAATAAAAGACACCTTAGTTGGTGTCTTTATTTATATTCAACATATTAATTATTCCGTCTATATCTGGTGTCATAAAATGTTTATTACCAGATTCACATTGTTTTAAATATTCCTGACAAGATTGTATTATATCTGATTCGTTATCGTCAATTATTTTCTTTACCAATATATCAAATGATTCACTTATCAAATAAGATTGTACATACATGTCATCAATTGGAAACAATTTAATATAATGTATTCCATGCGAATGACGAGGCTTTGTTTTTGAATTTGGTGGTAATGAAAAATATTGATCTTTTGGCGTTTTGGGTGATATATTTGAACGAAGAGGTACAACAAACTTATGATATTGTTCCTTATACTTTAATTTTACAATTAAAACACTTGGACGACCATCTTCGTTAAACATAAGTTCCTTATGCACGTTGTTTTCTTTACATTTATTGAAAAATTCATTAGATATTTTAACTAACCTCATCTTTTGCTCCTATAAAGAAAGAGCCATCTCTGGCTCTTTCTAACTTACAATTGGATAATATTCTAATTTTACATCCCGTTATCCACGGAGATATACTTACAATTGAATGATATTCTAATTTTAAGTCCCGTCATTCACGGAGACAAACATACAGTTGAGTAATATTCTTGCCGTTACTCACGACTTACTAGAAATCATCTGATTTCTTACTTATATTATATATTGTAACACATAAAAAATGTCACCAAAACAAGAAAAGTTTTTTGTGCATAATTACTATTTGCTTAACATTTCCTTTAACTCATCAAAGCTCAAGCCTTTTTCCTGAATCAGCTCGTCCAACTCAGAAAGTCTTTGCTGATGAATCTGTTCTTCAAGTTCTTTCTTTGCTTTCTTCATTTCTTTTAATGAGTTTTCCATGTTTTCGATTTCAGTTGTGATTTTTGTTAATTGTTCATCTAATGTGAGATTTTTGCGTCCTCTTGCCATAATAGACCTCCTGACTAACTTTTTGAAAATAGTATAGTTCAAAAAGCCTTTATTTTCAAGGACTTTCGTATGACAATTATCAACAAAACCTATGTTCTGGATTTATCTGTTTGGATAAATATGGTAAACTGATACCAAGCAAACTGTATCTGAGCCATCGTATCTCAGATCGTCGCAAGACAGAATGCTCGGTATTATACCATACGAAGTTCCATAGTTGTAGTTGGCACAAGTTCTTTGGAAAAGTAAATATCTCGCCCTTTCTGGGCAAATACATTTTCCCAACTTTTATATAATACTACAAAGAAGGGAGGGTAGAATTGTTCGACATTTTAACGAACGTAATTAGAGTCTTAGGCTGTGCAAGTATATGCTATTTAGGATATTTGGGTTTAAAATTAGTTGTCACAATACTGATTTGCAAACACCCAGAATTATCTGAAAAGAAAGTTCAATACATTACTCGCATGGTCACAAAAGACAAACATCAATCTAAATAATTCTATTTTTGTATTCCATATTTATTTTTCTCTTTTTAAATCGGGGTGGGTAGTTGCAATGGCTACCCTTCTTTTATACTTTACATCCAGTTGGCTTAAATGCCGTCTATACATTTATTCTCTCTTAATCAAATAATAATATAGTATTTTTGATTTTTTGGAAGAAATATGCATCAAATTATTTTTTCTGCTATCCTTTATTGCCTATATATTATATAATTATAATACAATACATAATTATTAGTTCATTATAGTCGCTTCCCTAATAACCGGGCTCGCTACCTATAATAAAAAATAATCATATGTCATTGGAGGTGACTATGATGGACATAATAAAAAGTATTGTTGAGTGTGATTCTTTATATGGTGTAATCGCTCTTTTTATTCTATGCACTCTACTTGGGTTTGTATCATGGCTTTGTTATAAGGTAATAATCGAAGTCAAAAAACTAATCCAATACATAGTTAATAAAATTACAAAATATAAAGAAATTCATGCAAAAGCCCAGTACAAAGATGCTTTATTAAAAGTTGATTTAACTGAGCAAAATAAAGAAGGAATTGAGTAGAGCAATTCCTTCTTTATCCCACCTTATCGACCAAGGGATTGTTGGTTCAAACGAACGTAGAAGTAGGAGATAAGTTCCTAACTCATAAATTCATGGCTACGCTCCATGTTAGTACCGAATGGCTATTCTCATCAGTAGCATTGCATCTACTGAATCTCACCCATAGCATTACTGTGGCGGTTATTCCTTATATAAGGAAGCTTCCGACCTGACCATACGAGTTCACACATTGTCACTATAGCCTAATTTGTTACCAAAATAGGAGAGTAGTGTGAGGTTGACGTAATTCCCAGTTATGTGTTTATGTCACACAAGTCTATTCAGACGTTATAGGGTGTTTATCACCGTGTATCTCACGGATAACATACTTTAAACCTCTGTATCCAGAGTAAATTATGTATGTTGTCGGCATATTCAAAACTGAGGGAATACATTTTATCCCTACCGACATTTTTAAATGAAAATGCTGCTGCGATAGCAGTTGCTACGACAGGTATTGCATTACCACTTTTTACAATACCATCCAAAACTTCAATTAATTTTCCACCTGCATCAATTGCACCCTTAAGGAAATTCGAATTTAAGGTATCATTCGCAAGCTGTTCCAACTTTGCCTGAGCTAAGTCGATTGAAGCCTGGATTGATTTACTATATTCTTCATTTTCCTCACGAGCCGAACCTTCAGCATTGGTTGCTTCTTCATAACTCTTCTTAAGAATATCAATATTACTAAGGGCGGCGGCTAGGGCATTACTTTGCTGCTTACCTGCCAAAGCTTCTAAAAGCGAAGCACGATCAATGTCGCTAAGATCTTGCCATTTTTCTCCGATACCAAGGACAATATCATAAATATCCTTATATGTATCCTTGTCCTTCATAATATCAAAACCTGTAATTCCTTTTACAAGTGCTTGCAGTTTTGACGTAGAAGTTACAAGACCATCTGTATCTTCACCCATCTCTTTAAGCTCTGTTTCTGACATTCTGTTACTTTCACCTTATTAGGCTACTGACCATAAAATAATATTATGGCGATACGTCATTTCTGGCGTATTCTCACATTTCATATTTAAGGGGATTATAGTGTGAGATCGGACTGTATATCACCGTTTTCTTTTTTTATGAAGAACGGAACAACTTGGACAAATATGCTTTTTATCACATATAAGTCACCGCAGTCTCTGAGGATTTTTGTATTATTATAATTATTTTAAGCTAAATCTTTAGCATAGTACCAAAAATGATTCCCAAAATCGTGTCTTCCTTCTAGTAGCGAACTAGCCAAAGAGCCAGGATTTAAATTATACTTTTCAGCTCCATTTTTAATAGTTGTGAAGAAGTCAATAATATTATTATTTTTATCAACTTCCACAATTGGTGTATAACTTTTATTTATATATGTATCGGAATAGTGTAATTTCCCACATCCAATTGCATCATAAATTTGATGTACATTAATCCCAAGTTCCTTCGCAACATCATTTGGAGATAAATTTTTGTCTAATAAATTCTGGGCATTTTTAATATTCCATTTATTGCTATAATCAAAATTAATCCATTCAGGCAACTCTTTTATATCAAAAAATAATTGACACATACCTAATATGGTAAAATTTCGTATATCTGGATCATAAAATTTATATCCTTTATTTATCCAAAAATCTTTCTTTATTTTATCTTTTATTTTTTGATATTCCTTATCATGCCATTCACTTTGAATTTCTATTGCGATTTTTAATCTATGATTAACAATATCCGTTGGCATTATGCATCCTGTTAATGGATTAATACACGATTTTCTTCTTCTATTGTATCTGGATAATAATACTTAAACATTTGTTTAAGAACTAATGCATGAACAGATTCTGTTCGACCATCACAATTTGGACATAGCAAAATATTTCGAGTATTATTACTATTATCACATTTATACATATTAGACCATTTAGCAAATATTGTTTCACCACATCTCTCACATATAAATTCAAGTAAATGATCTCTATTAATAAACTCGTTAGAAATACATGTGAACTCTTTGTTATTATTCTTTAGATAAATATTTATGTTGTCTATTGAAAAAATATTATTTTTTGCAACAGGTGATGGCACTTTACCTCTTAATATAGCGTCATATGTTAATTTATATTTATAGCCAAATTTATCATGACAAATTAACGGAGTAAGTGTTACACCCAAATATTCATCCTTATTAACATCTAAATAATAACCTAATTTTGCAAGGGTATCTTTTACAGAATCATAATCTTTATTTGCAAAAGGATTATTGCTACAAATATCGCATTTGGTTTTATGTCCAGAATGAAACGTATCCCAATTAGTACAAAATAATTCTCCACATTCACATCTAAAATTTAAAGGAGATTTACTATTAATATAGTCTTTAGAAATACATCTACTAGGAAGTTTATTGATTTCTGCATAATGATTAATGTTTTCGATTGAATATGGATTTGACGGATGAAATCTTCTTGTTCCTGCTTTTGATTTATTATGCTTTAAGATGTTATCTAAACTTGTTAGCAACTTATATCCCTGTTTATCTAAGCACAATAGCTTTTCTTTACAATTCTTATACTCATTTGATTGTAAAATAAAACCCCGTTTTTCAAATTCGTTTTTAACGTCTTCGTATGTATAACTTAAACTCATTACTTTATTTCCTCTCTTTCAATTAAAAATTTGCAATCAAAAAGAGTAGTCAATTATTTATTCTCTCTTTGACCACTCTGATGTTAATGTATTTAATTTTTCATCTTTGATATAAACCCAAAACATTTTATATGTTTCAGGATGTAACCCTACTAACTCATATTTAACTCCATGAGATGTTAAAAAATCTCGAAGTGGAATAGAGTAGCAGGGAAATAATTTTGATTGTTTCATTTCCTTTTATTCCTCTTTGTTTTTATAATAATACAAATCTTTCCTAAGTCTCTGATGTCCCCACATCCTTTGACTTATATAGTTGTTATGCTATGTTTTTATTTAACACGTACATAGACTATAGTTTTCACTATAGATGGGCACAAATTTACCCCTTAAACGTGCGGAAACGGTACGCCACATGTTACCTACTTTTTCTGGATCCTGAAGTACAGAGTTTGTTGCCGTTACGAGCGAAACTGACTTTTCAAGTGAGGTGGAAGCAGCGTTAAATGAAGCGGCAGAACGCTGAAGGGCTTCGCCTATGCCTCCGCTTGATATAGCTTCGTTATTACTGACCTCATTAAATACATCGACTATGTGTTCTGCTTGATCTGCTTCAAGCTGAAAACCTTTTAAGGTTGAAATAAGTGACTCGTTGGCTTCATCAATATTAATTCCATCGCCAACATTTTTATAAAGCTGTGAGATTTCTGCTAATTGTTTAGCATCTGGAATACTATATCCATTTTTCGACCAATCCGCAGTAGCTGCAATAGTATCAGAAATCGTACCTCTGACTTCCTTTGCAATATCTGCATAACTGTCAAAGTCAGCATAAATCTGTTTTGATGATTGCTCAGATACTTTCGCAAGTTCTGTTATCTGTGTATTTAAATCAATTACAGTAGAAGCAACTTGTTTAAAACCATTAACAATATCATTAAAACCGAAATACATTCCAATTTGTGCAGCAAAACCATAAAATGCTTTCTCTTTAATGACATCAAACATACTTCTGCCAGCACGACCAGCAAGTTCTTCAGCGTTAACAATTTTCATTATTTCGCCATGTATTTTTTCCAAACTGACACTAGGATTCCCAGAAATAAGTTCTTGCTTATATGCTTTAATTTTAGCTTTTGCTTCTGAAGACATTGCTGAATTTTCACGAAGTATTTTATTGATTTTATCAATTTCTTTTTGTCCTGACAATTGACTATATCCCTTTTCAGAAGCTGACATATTAGTGACAGTGGCGATAGTATCTTTGATTTTCTTTTCATACTTGTCTAAGTTCTGAATATCCTCATCAGTAGCGATACCATTTTGATTAGTCTTTATATTGTCGAGAAGAGTTGCGTACTGTTTGACAGCATCACGTACAGCCTGTACATTTTTTAAATATGTATCACTTGTCCAGCCACCATCATTAAACCTGTCAATAGTGGCTTGATATTTATCAACTTTACCATTGTAAGAATCTAACCGTTTATCATACTTATTGAGGTTCACATTGGCATTCTGTTCTTTGGCTTGTGTGTTTTCCTTAACTTTCTGAGTGTTCTGTTTTAATACATTATTCTCTTCTTTGATGGAATTAGTAGCAGACTCTACAGAAGCAGAAACATCTTTGTCAGGAAATGCGTCTTTCCTTTGGTCGGTAGAGTGTGATCCTAATGATGCAATTTCTGATTTTAATGAAGAGATTTTAGATTCTAACTCTGTAATTTGCTGATTTAACAATTGAACATTTTTAGAAGGAAGAGTGGTAATACTATCTAATGTCTTTCTAAATTCTTCGGCATTCGTTATAGCTTTCCCATCAATAGGAATAATATCCGCTGTAAGTCCAACAGATGTATCCCTAATTTCGCTTAATGTATAGCCAACTTTTTGAAGCTCTTCTTGCCACATCTGATATGTTTTTAATGCAGATGCATCTATGTTGGCAAGATTACCCAGGGCGTACCATTTTTTAGAACCACTTCTTTCCGATGAAGACGAGTTATTTCCTAAAACTATATCTGTTACACGATCTCGCATAGAAGCGGTTTTCTCATCATTATAAGTTCTATTAAAGCCATACGGAAGTTTGCTTTCGGCATTTGATAATTTTTCAACTTCATATCTTGTTTCTTCGAGTTGAAGTTCGTATGAGGCAAGTGCTTCTTTTTTCTTTTGAATAGAATCGCTTATATTATTATTTTGAGATACTTCAGGTGTTGGATTAGAACCAGATGAAATATTCGTTTTCTGTCCAAGTTTACTTTGTGCGTCAGCCAATTTCTCAGCTTCTTTTGCAGCATTTTGATATGCATTACCAATATTCTCCACCTGTTTGACAGCACCGCTCGTATTGCCACCCATATTGTTCATGTTTTTATTAACATTGAGAATATTCTGACTCAGTTCAGAAAGTGACTTATCAATGTTCTGGATAGAAGAGAGTAGTGTTTTAGCACCAGAATCATCTACTTTGCCAAAAGCTTTACTTAAATTTTGTACTTCTGATACAATACTTGATAACTCTTTTGATAAATTCTCAAACTGTTTAAAATCACCTGTTCCTTTGCTAAGAGAGTCAAGCATTTTATTAAGTTTCTGAATAGCACTTTCTAATGTTTTTGTGTCTATATCTAATTTTACTTTTCGATCTTCATTGGCAAACTTGTCAAACTTTTCATCTGCGTCAATGAGCTGTTTTTGTAAATCCTTTATATCTAATTCAATTTTGGCTTTCCATGTTGCCATTCCTGACATATTTATCTACCTCCTTTATCTAAGTATTTTTCTTAATTTGTCATTTATAATTTTTTGCACCATTCCGTTAAAACCGTTATTAATAGATTGTTCAACATTAAAAAATGGTGGCACACTTTGTTTCATCATCCATCGACCGTAACCATGCATTCCGCTTATAAACATAAAATCAAAAGCTGTTTTTGGTGACAAAGCGTGTCTTTCATATGTTGGATATGGAGGTATTTCAAATCCTGGATAATAATTCATCATAGAAGAATCGACTTGCATCATTAAAATATTTCCGTTACTTGTAGTTTTAGCGGTTTCATATATGCACAAAAAATTATTTGTTCGTTCATACATACTCGGATTATAATCTCTATACCATTCAACTAACGAATCATACAGGGAGAACTTAAATTGTTTGTTTATTTCTGGAACAATTTCTTTTGCCAACTGGCTTTCTTTTTTCTTAACATCTGCCATAATCATTGATGTTAAATCACCTTTTCTCAATTTCATCACCTCCCAAATTTTCACTATAATTTCACTATTTATTCACTAAAATAGGAGGGCAGTATAACCACTCTCCATAAGAAAAGCCCTATACGCTTTGACACGTATAGAGCCTAATATTTAATCATTATGTATAATTCCGTATATTAACCCTACAACTCCAAACACAAAATAATAATGAGCTGTAGTTAATACAAAAGGAACAATCGGTTGTAGAACTTCTATACAGATATTATCTACATTGAATAATGTAAGAATCCATCCACATAGAAGTCCGTATAATATTCCACTTATCATATAAATCCTCCAAGGAAATTTGAATTTACTTAGACTTCTTTGAAATTGCCATTCTTTGCAAACTCAAGAATTTTTCCTTCTAAATCTGCTTTCGGAAACTCATCAAGCTTTTTACTTATAACTTTAACAAGCGGTGTGAGAGTAGCATTCGTCAAATCAGAAATCCTTCCAATCTGTTTGCTAATAAACGCCTGAGCGGTTGTCTCATTGAACTGAGTGTCTGACTGCTTCATTGTTAAAATTGTCTTGAATTCACTCAATTCACTCATAGGAATAAGTGGATCGGCTTTATCAGAACCAACCATTAAAATATCGAGTAAGCCAGATGATTTAAGTGCATCATATCCCTTGATAAAACCTTTATCGTCCTTGTCAATCTCAAGATCTGTATATAATTCAATTACGGCACGACAAAACTGTATATACTGAGCAACAGAATTTACTCTAATCTTATCTGTTTTACGATACTTTGTTTTTCCATTGTCATCATAAGCTTCTTGCTCAAATGTTGTTTTATCTACAATTAACTGTGCATAGGCATCTTTCTTAATGATTGATACATAAGGGGTGATTTTAACTTCCTCCTTGATAAATCTATCCTTTAACTGCTGAGTTGCCATGTTGTTGTATCTCTCTACAAATTCCAAAATTTTCATAATTCCTTTTTCTCCTTTATTTCTTATTTTTCTTCGCTTCTCTGCGAAGTTTCTTTAAAACGTCATATTCTACCCAACCACCATATTTGAGATTTCTGCAAATAAACGTAAGGTTGGTTTCTGGGTACTTAGCCCACATCATTTTTCTTTTTAAAAGTGACATACTATCTGGATTGCCCTTCACGTCAAAAACCTGTAAAGTTCCATCAGACCAGACAACATTAAAATCACTTCTATATTTAATAGGTAGAATTGTTTTACCTTTATATTTAAATTTATCTTGAAGAACATATTCTACTTGGCGTTCATATGATAATATTTCTCCACTTTTCATCTTAGGTTCTATATACTCTTGTAAAAATTTAAGTTCAGTGAGACTGTCATAAGTTACACCTTTATATGTTCGATTTTTCTTACCTTGTTCTGAAATATCTACATGATATTTCGATTTAGCTTTTGCTATTCCCTTTCACTCCTTTACATAACAAAAGAGCAGCTTCCGAAGAAACTGCTCTTTCTAAAACATATTTATTTAATTTTTTACATCGCTAATTGCATAGGATATAATTCCCACTTACCATTAGGATATTTAGTTACATTATCCATAACAACCTTATGTACTTCTTCTAAGCTTCCCACATTCTCATCAATATGAATCACTTTACCACCCAAAATTGAAATTTCCTCACAGATTACATTAAAGTAACATCTTTCCATACTTATTCCTCCTCATTTAGATATACAAAATAACTCGTATATATCAACTTTAAGGACACGAGATAATGTGATTGCATTAGTAAGAAGTATATCACTTGTATTATCATTTTCTATTTTGTTAATAGCTGCAACCGATAAACCGGTAAGTCTTGATAGCTCTTGTAATGTGAATCCTCTTTGATTCCTGTAATACCACACTTTGTTCTTCATAATGTTAATATGTACAAATGTATTTTATTTATGTACTATATTATAATATGAGTAATTTTTACTGTGGCAGAAATATTTAATCATCCTTAATTGGCAAACTTAATACTTCTGGTTTCAATTTTTCGTGGTAAATATCATCGCCCCCAGCGGCTTCGTAAATTTTCCCTAACTCCGTAAAAGTTTTTAATCCAGAATTGTCAACATAACCTTTTTCAGAAAATTTAGCATGTAATCCATATAACTGATTTCTTAATGTCGCAACTGTACGCTCTTTATCAGCTCTTTCTTTTTCAGTTAATTGACATTTTATATCATCTATACCCTTTGACATTTTAGATATTTCTTTGTATTGCCAATTATCATGTTTTTCTAATATTGTCAATCGGTTCTCAATTGACTCCCTATCTTGTTCGGAACCTGTTTTGATTTTGTATCTCTTTTTGAAGTATGTATATACATCTAAACATTCTTTAATAGCAAACAGAAATAAAAATATAGCCAATATAACATTGACATAATTTATCTTCAAAGCAGCTTCTAAATATTCCATTCAAGCCACCTTTCTAAGAACATAGATTCTTGAATGTTGATTTCACTGCTTTAGAAACTCCACAGGCTGCTTTCAATCCGCTACCAAATGTACCAGGATATTCAATACCTTTTGGGTCTTTTCCTTTGAGTGCACATAATATCTCAAGTGCGGTGACTAACCACTGCTTTTCACCTACTTTAACATAGTGTGATCCAAAAGCTTTGTCTGTAGCAGAACCCCAAATTCCGTCAACTGACAGTTTTGCTCCATAATCCTTATTTAAAGCGGTCTGAACAACTTTTATGGCAGCTTTCTTTGTTTTATTTCCCCAGATACCATCAGCAACAATATTACAACCCACAAACTTATTAGCTGCTTTTTGCCCATTTGCCACGATCTTCTTTTTTGCATGATTAGATGTAGAAGTAGAAGATGGGGTTGTCGTAGATGCCGATGGTGTTTTTGAAGTAGTATTAGAAGATAATTTATTATAAAACTCTGTTTTCCATAAATTATTTTTGGTTTCATTTCCACACCAATATGCCGGACACGCTTTGCCTGTACGGTCGAAATGCCTAAGAACATGGTCTTGTGGGATATGATACTTTTTCATTAATTTCTTCGTAAGTTCAATAGCATTTTTGATAGTAGCTTTTGATGGATAAATTGTTCCATCTCTTTTTGTATCACACAATTCAATACTAATACTATTATTGTTAGTACAAAGAGTATAATATTTTCCTCCCCCAGTTATATTACAGTTGCTATATCTTGTACCACCAACAGACCATGCAACATAATTATCTGGGACTGATTGTGTGACAGAATCATCATCAACAAAATAATGTGCAGATGCCTCTACATAATTATTAGAAAAATATCTGGCATTCGATTCATCAGAATCTCCATCATTACCTGTGTAATGTATGAAAATATATTTAATTGCAGATGTACTTCTTTTTGCTCCGTAATTTCTTTTATTAGCTAAATTCTTTTTCATTTTGTAGGACATTAAATCACCTCCTACTTGTTCTTTAAGTCAAATAAACTGGATTCAATTAAAGAATCTAAATATTCGTCAAAATCTGCATTTGCCGTTTTAAGGCATTCAAAAGCAGAAGTCGATAACGCAAAAATAATCTTACTCTTTGCAATCTGACGAACTTCTTCTTTTTTATCCTCCGTCCATGCATCAGTACCCTTAACTCCCTTAACTTCTGTTTCATATACATCTTTAACTACAGATAAAACATTTTTCTGTAGAATTTCGGTATATTTATCAATCTTTTTTGCCTCTGTATACTTCTTAATTTCGTTTCCAATATAAGTCAGTACAGGAAGTAATATAACTGTCCAAATTGTCACAATTACCTCGTCCCAATTTAATGAATTTAATAATTCTTTCATAATTCTTTCTCCTTTCCAAACAAAAAGAACGGGTTTACCGTTCTCGTCATAGTTACTTATTTAATTGTCTTAATATCTCAACACATCGTTTCAGATTACTACATAAATAATCCAATTCGTCCTTTGTTTCATGTCCACTAAATGTCATACGAATACCACTATGTATTAGTTTTTCATCTAATCCAATTGCCGTAAGAGTAGAAGATGGGGTTAAATCACCCGATGTACATGCAGATCCAGTTGATACCTGTATATCTGCCATGTCTAATAATATCATCAATGACTCACCCTCAATGCCTTCGAAACAGACATATAGATTGTGTGGTAAACGATCTTTAATATTCGTACCAATAATATGTGAGTCTGCTATATTATTAATAATGAAATCATAAACATAATCTCTACTATCAGATGTAACAGAAGAGTAGTTATAATTCTCAACTGCTTTCCCCAGCGCAGCAATACCTATTACATTTTCAGTGCCACTAAATAATCCCTGCTCTTGTGAGCCATATATAAGCGGTTCTAATTCAATTGATGATTTCTTGTATAGAACACCAGTACCTTTTAATGCTCCAAGTTTATGTGCAGAAAATCCTAAACCATCAACATTCAGTTTCCTTACGTCAACAGGAATTTGACTGATAGATCCTGTACAATCAACATAAACAATAGCATTGTAAAAGTGGCATATATTAATAACCTGTTGTATATCCTGAATTGTCCCTATCTCAGAATTGGCGTATTCTATAACAACAAGTTTTTTCATAGGGTTCATAGACAAACACTCTTTGAGATCTTGAAAATAAATTTTTCCTGTGTAGTCAACTTTAAGTGGACATTTATATTTCAATGATTCCACACATTTCAGGACTGACTTATGAGATGTAGGAGAGTATAAAACCATGCAATGATGTTTATTTGTATAACCTTTAATAAATAACGTGTTATTGGCTGAACCGCCTGATGTAAATATAATATCTTTAGAATCTGCATTGATGAATTTTACTACATTATTTCTTGCAGTAGTAATAATTTTCTTTGCTTCAACACCCGATTGGTACATTGACGATGGATTCTGATATGTGTCCAAAAGAGATACCATATAATCTTTAACTTGTGGTAACAATGGGGTAGTAGCTGCGTAGTCAAGATACATACAATCACCTACCTAATCTAACTCATAATTACACCACTTTTTATATACTTCAGTAGTGTCTGCTTTAAGAAATACCATTGCCAAAATTACATTATTTGTTTTGTCATCTATACTTGTATACATATCAACTGGATATACATTATTTTTAATATATAGTAGATACTGTTTGGGGTTGACAATCCTAACTGCTTCGTGTGGAGAATAATCTCTTGTTTTTAAATTCGTTTCTATCATTTTCCCTTCATTCCTTTATTTGTATTACCGTAAAAAAATGGGAATATAACATTTGAATAGTAATGTCATATTCCCATCAGAATTTTCTAAAATCACTATTCAAATTGCATCACCCTTTCTTTTTAGGTGAATACTTAATCTTTTCATACTTATTTATATTTTCCTTGACTAAATTATTAGTTGTATCTGTTGGAATAGAATCCTGTATAGTGTCATTTTCAATTTTGTCCGATATTGAGTTTGCTCTTATATCAGCGATAACGTTCTGATAACTTCCACCAAAATGATTTAGTCCAGATAAATCAAGTTTATCTAATTTGTGTTTTGCTTTATTTGCTGTAAGTTTATGATTTGCATAAGAAGATGTAGTAAGATAAATGTCATGGCAATTTTCGCTACAAAATGTAAACATCCATGTAGGTTTATCCTTATCTTTTCCACAAACAGGGCAATACTCATATGGTTTATAACAAACAGCACATATCTTTTCCTTGCTCAAGGTAGACCTCCTTTAGAAAAGCAGAGTGGTAGAAAAACTACCACTCTTATAGTTTATTAGATTGATATCAGATTAGGCTTCCTCTGGTTCATCAATGAAGTAGATTTCTACCATCATCTGCTCAGTCGTACATGTGTCAGTAAGGATTGAACCCTTGTAATCCATAGTCTGTGAGTCACCACCCTCAAGGGCGATTGTTACCTCTGGACTTGGAATGAATGAAGCGATGTGAATAACAACGGCTCTAAAGCTTTCCTTATCGCATGGATCAACTGCAAGTGCCTTAACAAACAATTCGTGAGCTTTAGGAAACTTGTTACCAGTAATAGATACTTTTGCACCACTCTTAACCTTTTTCTTGTACTTGACGAAGAACTCTGTTTCATCCCCTGCCTTTGGTGGAGTAAGTACATGTGCTGCAATACCGAACTCAGTCTCTGTAGCGGTTTCAGGGGTAGCAGCAATCTTATATTCCTTGCCAAGAGCACCATTTGCAAGACCAGATACAACTACTGAACCATCAACATAATCTTCTGAAAGATCGAGTGTTTCGCCAGTTTTAAGAGTTGTAAGAATAGGCATTTCAATAGCATTATCGCTTGTTGCGATTTCTGCATCTGTTGCAGCAATAGTTGAAACGACAGCAAGATTAAGAAATGCGTTTGTTGCAGTAACATCGCCCTTCTTACCTGTATACTTTCTATATACAAGATTACCTCTTGCATCATTAACGTCTGTTGAATCAGCAGTAATGTCAATATTAAAATTATTAAGCTGAGTAAGAGCATACAGTGGGACACCAGCTTTAGTAGCACCATAACCAAACTGTGCTCTATCAATAATTACGTCACCAATCTTAAATGCCATAATTTTATTTCCTCCTTAAATTATTAAAAATTTGTATAAAAAAAGAACATCCAAATAGATGTTCAAATTAACTATATTTCTCTCATAAAATTAAATTGTTCTTTATCAATTTTACTTGTGTCACAGAATCCAGAATAACTTCCACCCATCAATGCATGGGTTTGCTCATATATTTGAAGTCTTTGAACTGCATCGTAAAATTGATATATTTTTACTTGTTTTAATTCTTCAAGTTTGTATTTAAAACCAGGGTGATTTGTCAATGCTGAAATAATAGGTAGAAGATTAGACTCAGAATTATCATCTGGTTTTTTCATAGATAAGTTCATTTGGTCTTCTTGCCTCATCCAATCTCTAGTAGTTCTTCCTTTTGCTTTTTCTACTTTAGGATGAATATTCATAATGGTTCTGATATACTCAGCAATTTCCATATATTCATTTTCTGACAATAGAATATTAGACTCTGGATTATATAACCCAAATTGTTCTTCTGAATTTTCATCAGTATAAGGAACAATTTTATAGTCTAGGAAATTTACATCATGAAATATCAAACGAAGTGGAGAATAATCTTGTTCTGGAATTTGAGATAATAGATTATATACCTCTATATCTTTTACCTTGCACCAATTTTCTACACCGAGATTAAATAGCATAAGACGAATCGAAGTGGAATTATTAATAAATGGGGAGATAGCAGTATAAAATTTTGATTCACCAATATCTAAAATATCACCTATAGTTGGCTGGGATATTTTAATTCCGTGTACATAATAATCTTCACCAAAGAAAAGTTTTAATTTATCAAAATGATATTTATCATTAGATGATTTTTGTTTCTTTTGGTTGTCTTCAATAGTAGCGGTTTGAATTGCATCCAATGCACCAGATGATATATTAGCCATTAAATCACCGCCTTAACTGATAGTTACCCAAATTTGTTTTTCCATTGGTTGTATTTACAATTCCATTAGTGTCAATAACTTGGAATACGAGAGTACGAACAAGATAATTATTATCTGTTGTGGACTCTTTTGATGAAATAAGATGTGTTTGCATTCCAAATATATTAGACCAATTAAATCGCTCTCTTATAATAGAGGCAATAAGATCATGTCTTGGAATCCTTGTTAATTTATCCATTCTATCGTTTCCATGAACAAATATTGTAAATGTGATAGTTGTATATTTTAATGTGTCTTGATATCTCGGTGTTTCATCAAAAGACACCTGATAACAAATATAATGTTTTACCTCTGTTTGAGTATCTGGAATAAATAAAAAAGGACGGATATTTGAATTACTTCCAAAATATCTATCCCATTCTCCAAGAGGTTCATATTCCTTGGTATCTTCATTCCATTCCCAGTTAATATTACCATCTTCATCGAAAAGTTCAGATTCTAATGATTTCTCGTTAAGTGCATATAAAAGACATGGATTAAGCATAAGTGCTTTCTCAATCTTTTTCTTATACTGAATATTTTCATCATCAGGAGTTGTCTTATACGCACGAAGTTTGTTTAACAAATCATTCTTTGTAACCAATTTTTCTGCCATACAATACCTCCTATTCAGTTAATTCTAACGGCAAAATTTCAGATTCAATCGGCAAATTATCCTTAACAATTTCACACTTAACAGACAGTATTTTGCCGATAACGGAAGTGTCATTTGAAAATTTTACTTTCTTTTGGTTGTACTCTGTACCAACTCTCCATGTTACTTTGTCAGTCCAATCTTCATTATCAATAGAGCAAGCCCATGTAAAGGTTGCATCAGCATATTCAGTTGTAATATCTTCATTGGAATCATTAAATAGATTTACCGTAAGATTTTTATAAGAGCCACCAACTTTGATTGTAGAAGTGGATGCTGAAATTCTTGCTGTAATAGAAGATGGTGGAGTAGTTGGAGTATCTGGATCTGTTGGGGCGATTTCTGAATCAAAATACGAAGCCCACATACCAATAATATTACCATCAGAATCTTTCTCGATATAATCTCGATGTTGGTCAAAGAAATCTTGATATAAAGTTAATTTCTGAACCCCAAGTGGTTGAGCATTTTCAACCTTACTGATCTGCCAGGCTATTGCATTGTCAGTAAAAGAACTAACCAGTACACGCATATTCTTTGACGACTCGTTTGTATACCAAATCTTTTCAGTAATTGGATTTAATGGTAGCCATACTTTATCTTGATTTTCTTGCGAAGTAAATCGTAAATCAGTCCAAAGTCCGCTGTTATAGCTGCTTTGTATTTTTAAAACAGACCACATTCTACGTTTGATTTTTTCTGTTCCATTATTTTCAATCCACATCAATTCATAATTACATTTAAGAATTAGATACTTTGGAAATTGATTTGCTGGTTCGGTACGAAGAATCATCCATTTTTCATAGATGTTTTCATCATTTGGTATATCAATGAATAAGCCGATAAAATTATCATTATGATATTTTTTCCGATAATCAGTTTCAAAATAATAGAGTTCGTCACCTTCAGAAAAATGTGTTTTTTGTGTTGGTTTAAACTGGATATAGTAATCTACTTGGTCTTTATCCATAGACTGATATGACTTAACAATAAACTTTGCATCTATGCGTGTTTTAGTTGTATTCTCATATGTCATACCTTCAGCTAATCGTGGCTGATCGTCATGGTAGAAATCATAAATATAACATATTTTACTCTGGATATCATTATCCCAAGTCTGTTCCATCACCCAATCAGACTGTTCCTTATAAATCTGACCAATCGTTTTAGCACCGTTGTTCTTGGCGTTTGCGACACGCCTAGCTGTCTGTAGACTCGGCATCGCAACCCACCTCCTCAAACATCTGCTTAATATATCCGTGAGAATCTAAGATTGCCCTGCGGAATTTTTTGTAACTAAAATGGTCACTCTTGAAATTATCCATAGCACCTTGTAAAGTTGCCATAAGAGTTACCATAAGTCCATTATCATTAAATAAGGTTTTTGTGCCACCTAATTTAAACATAACATTCTCAAAGAAGACGAGAAATGCATCATCATCTTCAAATATTTTCTCTTCAATTGTCTTGTCTTTATAAAGCAGTAGCTTGTGAATGTCGCCATGCATTGCACGAACTGCTTCATTGATTTGCTTGTCTGTGAAGTTGCCATATATGTATTGCATATTAGGACTCCGTGTTAATATAGGAATTGTATATATATCCGTAATCACGAATACGTTTATTCAATTCAGTGTTCATGGAATTAAGACGGTCAATCATATTTTTATGATTGTCGAGTAGCTTCTTTTCTTCCTTGCCGCCTATCATTACTGATGTGTGCAAGATAGAATCAACCTGCGGCTGTAACCATTCAATCGTCATTCCAAGTACAAGAATTCCTACGACAAAATTCATATCAGCCGTTTCGTCTACTGAATTATTCAGTGTGAAATCCAACTGTTGAATTTCATCATCGAGTGTGAGAGAAGAGAATAGTCTACGCACTCTTGGATTAGAGATTACATTGTTTAATCGCTCTGTATATATCTCAAGCAAATCGTTTTCGTCAAGAGAGAGTTCCTTTGGATCTGAAATTCGTCCTCTTGTTCGTGAAAAAATTGTTTCGTATGGAAGCGTCATTGTGAGCCTCCTTTACTTAACGAATAACTTACTAATCAAATCAAAATCAGAATCAAAAATCTCACTTAAGATTCTTACCTTTGAAATACTATCAAGATGTCCATTTGCGATTTCACCTGCAACCATCTGACAAAGTACATCCTTTGCACCGATAGGAAGTTTTTCAATTTCCGTTCTCATTCTGCTATTAGGTAAATCTAAAATTTCTAATAAATCCTCTGATGTATACATATTGTCATATACTTTTGTAACTGAAGGGAAATCAGCTAACAAATCATCATCTTCAATAATGAATCTAGGCAAGAAAATATGGTCAGAACCCTTACGAATCAAAGTAACTAAATCTCTGTAGTTAATTTCGCAAGTCTTTCCATAATCCTTAAATTCATATGTATTACCAGATGGACATGTAATATTTAAACCGCCAAAACATACTGAACGACATAAAATAAAGTCAGAATCAGTAAAAGTTTTCTTTGGCTTTTCAGTTGCTTTTGTTTCAACTGTTTCTTCTGTCTTAGTAACAGTTTTCTTTGTATAAGCCATATTTGTTTCCTTTCTTTCCATATAAAATAGGAGAGTATTTTCATACCCTCCTATATAAGTGTTGTATTATATTAGTCCTGAGAAATCTTCCACTGACCAAAGTAACGACCAAGACGAGTAGCAACACCAAGCTCTCTTTGTACTTCGTACTTCATAAGGTCTGCGATGTTGCTATTAGCTTCACCTCTGTCGGTAATTTCATCAATGATTGTCTCACCAACATCGACCATATCAACCATCTTGTTATCACCAGAAGCGAAAATCCAAAGTGTATTATCATCATACATAGTCTTTGTTACATCATTTCTTGCGAATCTCTGAGGAATCTCAACAAGACGATAGCGACCATAGTTACCAAGTCTACCCATAGATGCAACGGCTTCCTTCTGAGAAGCGGCAATCCAGTTTACATTTACAAGGTTTTCAAGTTCCTGAAGACCTACCATAGTACCCATAATTACAACTTCTGCGTTGTCATTTGCAACAGATACATTCTGAAGTACCTTATTGAACTTGCCTCTGTTCTGTGTATTTAAAGCACCAGTTTCAACGAAGCCTGTCTGCACAGGAAGCTTTTTAGGAGCATTAAGAACTTCTGCGAAGATAAGATCCTGAACCATAACAACAAATGCCTTTGTAATAGCATCAATAAGTTTTGTCCAATCTTCCTGTCCAATTAAGTACTTATCAATATCAGCACCAACAGCGGCACCATAAAGATCAGTTTCAACAGAATATGTCTCACCTTCTGGTAATCTCTGGAGCATTGTATCGTGGTGTCTCTTACCCATTCTTGCTACAGAAAGAATTACTTCCTCATGCTCATTCTTGAATAAGTTCTCATCACCATCGTTAAGATTTCTATAGTTTACAAGCTCATTAAACCACTCATTCTCTTTAAGACCTGTAGATACTGTCCAGTCTGTTACCTCCTCGATAACATTGAAGAACTGTCTACCGAATTCTTCATACGCACGAATACGTTCTCTCTTCTTGGCATCCTTTGTTAAACCAAAGATTTTGAGAGACATTTCACGAAGTTTATCCTCTGCATCCTTCTTAGAAATACCCTCATCGAGTTCTCCCTTATATAAATCAAACATAAGGTTCTTAATTTCATCATAAGATGTATTCATATCATTAAACACATTCATTACATGTGTGCTAAAATTCATTCTACTCATTATATTTTATCCTCCCTTCTTACGCAATAGCGACCTTGTGTTTCTGGCTACCAGCTTCGATTGTTACCTTTTTACCTGCTACTGGTGTACCATCAAATGCATCTGCACTAAGTTCATATACATCTGTTACACCGAGAACAAAACCTCTAACGGTCTTTGTTCTGCTTGCACTTGCTTCGTTGAAGAAATTAGAAGTAGCTGTAAACTTAGAATTATAATTTTCTGCAATAGTAGGAACTTCATAAATTAAAATTGCTGGTGCATTAGGATCAATCTTCTTAACTTCTACATACCAGTTTCCATCAGCAGCCTGCTCAAGAATTTCCCCCTCAAAAGTAGTAGGTGCATCAGCGACCTCATACTGATCAAAAGATACATATTTACCTTTTCCGCATACAGTACCATTGTCTGTATCTGTCTTAATTACCATGTTTAATGTTCTACCTACACGCTCAGAAAGGACTTTAGTAGGGAAGCAAACATGATGCTGTTCAATTGAATAACGTAAAGCCATTATTTTTTCCTCCTTAAATTTGATAAAATAAAAAAGACCGCTTTATAAAAGCGACCTAACAAAAAAGTGATTATTTAATTTTCTATTTATTTGTTCTGAAACAATTTTCCATATCTACTTGATTTAACAACTTTAGATGGGTTAGCGAACTGTTTCTTAGAAGTTGATTTCTTCTCCTCTGTCGATGCATAAAAAGTTGAATGTTCTGCAATAAAATCAGAATGGATTACCTTAACCTGTGTTTCAAGTTCAGCAAGAGAATAGTTATCCATATTCTTATAAAGTTCAGCAAAATCTTTATTCACAAAATTTCCTTCTTTATCTTTTGTAGAAATAGATTCGTATCTCTCGTCTGCAAGAATTTTTTCACGCTTTTCATGAAGCTCATTCTTCTCTACAGTTTCCTTAAATGCTTTTAATTCAGCATAATTTGAACGCATATCATCAAGTTCTTTCTGCTCATCAGCAGTAACAAACTCAACATATACTTCAACTCTATCACCAGTAAGAGAGTAGTTGTCTTCCTTAGAATCATAAGTCTGCTTATAATATCTTCCTGACCACCAATCACACATGATTACATAATCATCATAAACAGTGACACCATAATATGTATTATCTGCCTCTGCATATGTAGCGTTTACTAAATCCTGAATAGCATAGATTTTATCCTGTAAAGATACAGCAAACTTTTTAATTTCTCCATCTTTCACAAATGAATATTCGACGGTATTATTAGATACAGAATTATCTACTTTTTTCTTGACTTCATCATCATCTGATGGAGTAGTAGTTGATTCATCTGTAGTTGAATCCTCCTTGCTATCATCTATAGTAGATTCAGTTGATTCATCATTAGTTGGTTCTACACCCTCGTCTGTAGAAGGAGTATCTTCCGTTGAAGTATTATCTGTAGTGCCATCAGTAGTATCAGTATCATCAAATGCTTTTGCAAATGCTTCAACTAATTCTTCGTCTGACATATTTTCATAATCGAATGTAATATCATCAACTGTCTTTCCATACTTCTGACATAACTCTTCAAATTTATTCATATTGACGTTGTTTCCTCCTTCCTTAGAATTATTTTTATTGTCAAAACAAGCAGTCTCTAATTTTTCAAGTCGTGCTTGTAATTCAACCATTTTTTCGTTAAATTTAATTAGACTGTTATTTTCTTCACTGAAATCTTCGAGCGTAATTTTGCTTCCAAGCATCCCCTCACCAATAGGTGTTCCATCTTTCTCAGCTCCCAAGCAAGTGCATCCTGCAAATTCAAAATCATCTAATTGTAGATATTTTTCTTTTGCATTGTATGAACACTCGTATACAATCAGCTCACAGCTCACCTTTGTTCCATTTTTTTCACGAATGATGTCTGCACAACGAGTATATGATTCTGGAATTGCTACACGAGCAACGACATATGTTTTATCCATATCTTTGTCATATTCGAGATAAGGTTCATCTGATGTAAAAGTACCAACCTGTTTTTCATCATATACAGTTATTTCATTACCGTTTTCGTCTGTTTCTATATGATAATCGTGAGAATGGAAATCCCAAGAACCGTCATCCAATTGATGAATGTTTGCAAGCAGTGGAGAATATTTTAGACTTGGCATTGCAGCCTTCATAGAATCTTCAGATATGTAACTACCATTACGATTAAGTAATGTATGGCAAACACGCACTTTAGCATATAATTTATTATCTTCTGCTTTTTCTATATCAGTAGAAGAAAAATCTTGAATTGCTTGTACATAAAGTGGTTTACCAGATTCCTTTGAAGAAAAATTATACATTTTCTTATGCTTACAGAAACTAATTAAATCTTCAATTGTAAAATATTTCTTTTGCATTATTTCCTCCTTTCTGAATTATTAATAAGCACTCAGATAGGAGAGTGCTAAATACTCAGCATATTACTATACTGAATTTTTCTTTTATCTATATCATCATTTGAAAACTGAATTTTTCCAGAATTCAAAAAGGTATAAATACCATTAGTAACATCAATCTTCTGAAAACCAAGAGAAGATAATTTCTCAGCAGTAGAAGTATCTGTAGTTTTTATAAAATTCTGTTTCATCCTTTTATCTCCTAATTATCATTCTTATTCTGGTCACGAGTTTTACTTCCTTCATCTGAAATCTGTGTATCAGAAACTTCTGGTTTTGTTCCATCAGAGCTATTTGAAACTGTATTAGCAGAAGTAAGAACCTTAAATCTGTTTGGTAAATCAAGAATGTCATTACCTAAAAATGCAAGTGATAATGTATCTAATTCGCTAATACCATTAAGTGCGTTGATCGCAAGAATTTTTGTTGCATCATACTGTAAATCTTTCTGTAATGATTCCTTAAAAGCGTCTTTGGTATATGCTGATACTTCAAAGAATTTCACTTTAGCAGGATTAGAAACTTGATAACCAAGCATACGATTTGTCCAACCTTGAATCTGACCAAGTAACGCTGAAATTGCAAATTCTGTATCAGCACGAGTTGCTGAACGGAATGCCTCAGCTCCACTAATAGTAGAAGAGTTCAAAATCTGTGCTCCACCAGAAGTATTTAAAACTTCCTTTGTAGCTTTTTGAACTTTTGTTGTATCAGTAGATTGATCGTCAGAGAATGAAATAGTGTCAAGTGGGATAGGGGTAATTGCAGCACCTACATAATCAGGTAAACTTGCAACCATCTTGTTATAATAATCTACAGCCAAGTCAATATTAACCGACCATGCATCGGGATCTGTTGCACCTGATAATGTTGGAATAGTAGCGGTAATCAATTTATAAATCTGTTGTTCGTCAGCCACAGCTTGTACATCAGCCAAATTGAGCAACCCAATTAAATCAATGAATAGTCCACTGTAAATTGGTACAATTGTTTCCCAAGACTCAATTCTTGACTTTGTACACAAAGCATATTCATCTGGCATAGGTTGCCATTTATTTTTACTATCTCCACCATAAGCCTTATACATAGAACTTAATGGTTCTCCAAGGAATTCAAGAACATCTTCAAACTTTTTATAATTACTCATATCCACACTGAATGAAAAATCACCTGTGAAATATTTTCCTGAAATCCTACAATATTCAGGTGGTATTTTTAATATGAAAATACCTGTCTCGTCTATCCAGCAACAGCCATAATAAACATCTTCGATGAAGTTGTTAATTAACATAGGAAGTAAACTGTTTTGTAAATCCATCCTGTCTAAGACCTGTAATGTTTCATAATAATCTTTTAGGATTGCTTCTTTATCATTATCTTCAATGGGATTATATGTAGGAACAACATATCTTGAATTCAAATCAAACATTGTAGCGTTATACATAATCAATCTGAAATAAACCTGAGAACGATAGAAGAGATAACGTGATAATCCACGTAATTCAGATTCATAACTGTCTATATTCTGTAAGTATCTGATGACATCATCTTTACTATAAGAACTAATAGTTGTCTGTCGAACTGTCTTAGTTACATCACGAACTTGTTTAAATGCCTGTTTGCTTTCAGCAAATTTTTGTTTCTGTGCTTCAAGCTTTTCCATGTACTGCTTTCGTTCAGCAGCCGTAGGTTGTCGCTTGGTAGTAGTTGTTTTAGGAGATGTTTCTGACATCTCTTTTTTTGGTCGTGCCATTTATGTAGTAAACACCTCCTTTTCTTTGAGATTTTTTATTTTCATGTGAGTTTATTTGATTTATTAGAATCGCTTTGAGAACGATGATGAATGTGATGGTTGACGGATAGGGAGTTTATTGATTAATGATTGCGTGCTTTGTGTCTTAGGTTTCAATTTTAATTCCAATTGACACGCACACCAGTAAGAATAAGCAATAGAAGAATATCTATCCTTTCTCATACCTTCAACTTCTTTAACTTTAATGTTACCATTTTTTACTTCGTGATCTAATTTAACCAATTCGTAAACGGCAAACGTTGTTTGTATATAAGACATTTTCAATTTTGCTTGCTCTGTTGGAGACATTTTGAAATATCCCTTATATGTTTCTTTTAATGAGCTATCCGCATCCTGTTCAGGAATAAGAAAATTAATTTTTCCATTCTGTATACCATTTCTAAGTAACACACATATCTCATTGTTGAAATTAGCATTAGCCTTTACAGACCAAACAACTTTATTAGCATCACGAACTTTGCATCGTTCAGCCATATCTTTATCATTTATGCAAGTCATTGCCTGATATCTTTTGCCGTTTTCTTGACAAATTTGATCCTTGGTAATAAAATCATATACCCCCAAGCCGATTCCGTTTGTATCTAAAACTAAATCTGTACATTGATACTCATAAAAATATTTCATAACAATCATTCCTAATTCGTCTGTTTTCAAACCTTCGAAAGTTTCACCATATACGAAATTTGATTGATATGCGGTATCATTTACTTGAATTAAGTCGTTAATAAAAATAGCAGAGGCATCATTTTTTTTCTTTTTCGTAGATTGCATAAGAGCAACGTCAATAGATAGTATTCTTTTACCAGTAGATGTTAATTTCGGAATTGTTATTTTGTCATTGCAGAAACTCAATGGTGGAAATGCTTTGCGAAGTCTTCTACGAGCAGTTAATTCATCAAATTTAAACAAACTACCATCTGTATCACCAAACCACAGACATTCCATTTCCATCTGCTGAACAAGTTCATTGTAATCAGCTTCACTCATTTCATCTTCAAGCTGAGAACGAGAGAGTAAACCTTCACGCACCGATACCTGATAAGGTAATCCACATATGAAATATTTTTTTGTGTCATCAAAGAAATTAAGAGTGTAACTTTGCGCTTTTCTATAAGCCCATGAGCTTTTAAAATATGCACTGGACATATATATTTCTTTGTTTCTTTCTTGCATATGAGCATATTCAGGTTTTTGTAAATATTTTGGCTGTCTTGGACTTGTTAAGAATTTACGCAATACAGTATTGATAACTGTTTCATCGACCATACGAAATTCATCCACAACTATGCAATTTGCTCTGGCTGATCTTGAATTTTCTGAACTGGTTCTTGTTTTTATCCACGAACCATTTTTGAAATAAATAGAAGCGTCATTTTGACCAATATTACATTTTTCTATTTCAGAACGTAATATGGAAGATTGTTTCATGAAATCATCTTGTATTTTCAACAAGACCTCGTTAGCCTGTTTTAGAGTTCCAGAACTAACAACTATTTTTGTACCAGGAAATAAAATACACCTTACACAACAGAAGAGAGCAGTAAGATAGGTTTTCCCTTGACCTCTTGCTGCGAGATACATAACAAAGTTATAGTGCATCATGCACCATAAGAGAATTTGCTGAAACCACTTAAGAGATAGTCCCAAGACCTCAGATACATACCTATGTGGATTGGCACGATAATATCCAGCTTTCCATGCAATCGTCTCCATTATCTTTTGTTGTTTGTCTTTCTCTATTTCCGTCTGAGTTTTTAATTGAGGCATAAGCTATACCTCCTCTTCAGCTTTTTGACCAAATATCTTATCAAATAATGCTTCCGAATCAGTATCCTCATCATACTCAGGTTTCTTAACTGTATATTTTGAAATGAATTTTTCATATGTAGATGAAAAAGCATTTTTCAATCCCATCATTTTAGATAAATGTCCCTTAAAGAAAACATCAATTAAGAGTCCAATTTTATCAGGATCTTTGAATTCACCTTCTGGTTCTGGAATCGGTTTTCCACCGTCCCATTCACCTTCCCATTTATCAATAAGTTGCCCAAATGTAAGATTATCAGTTAATTCAGATGCAGTTTTCTGATTAGGTTTGATATTTAAACTTCCTAATAAATTCTGTAAAGTAGCATCTAAGTCTTTTGTATCTTTCCCATTTTTCTGAGCATTATCTATTTCAAGTTCCTTACAACATACTCGTTTAAATAAAAGTTCCTGAGATTTATTTTCACAGGGATAACGTGTTGTCCAGTCTTGGTATTCCGTCTCAAGATACATAAGTTCTTCATTATTATAGTTATTTCCAAATCGCTTTTTTGCAGATTTGAGAGTTTTTTGGACAATCCTTGTATTTGTTTCAGGCATTGAATCTTCATCGTCTATCGAGAATATTGAATCTTTATAAGTTTTTTGACTATAATCATTTAGACTTCTACAAATTACGATCCACTGTTGAACAGCAGTGCTTCTTATTTTTTCTCCTGTTTGTTCAGAGAGTTTTTGTAGCTGCTCATTATAAACATTTTCATCAAAATACCAATTAAGTCTTCTAAATGTTTCTATGGTTTTCTCACGATTATCAGTTCGTATATTATTTTTTTTGTCATAGTCAGTACATTCGTTTAATATACATTCCTTGCAAGCATAATGTTCAATACCATCAGGACTTGTTTTAGAAGAATAGAATGTTGCTGCACTTTTCCATTGTCCACAATGGCTACAATATATTAACTCATTGTTCATAATACGCTGATAGAAATTTGCAAGCTTTTTATATTCATTTCGCAAATTCACAACTGTAATTTTCTTTAATTCGGTATCTGAAATTGGTTCTAAAACTTTAGCCATTGTTTCACCTTCTTTCCTTTTATTCCAATAAAAAAGAAGTCGCTTCATACGAAATGACTTCTCATAATTTTCAATATTAAATTGCCAATGAAAGTGCAATTTACACACCTTCAAGACTTGAGTAGAGGAATCGAACCTCGCTTATACCAACGCCTGACCTTATATCATACTTAAAATCTGCGCATTCATTTCTTTCATATATAAGGCGAATGGATTTGAACCATATAAACAAGTCAACTGTCATCACAGTTTTAGTGCCACCTATACACCAGTATAGTCTAAGAATATGCACATATCTTAGTTGACACAAACACGCCCTGTAGGAATCGAACCCACATCTCTCAGATTTGTTTATTATACACTTTCTAAGCTAGTTCGAATTTTTTACACCATTTTCGTATAGTATTTCCGCTTACACCAAACTGCCTTCCAATATCTTCATAAGATCGATCATTAATTTGGGTTTTTAAATATTCTTTATCACGATATAATAAAGAAGTATCTTGATTTTCATATCTAACTATTGCAGCACATTTTTTACAATAAGTACTCTTTTTAGAAGAAACAATTATGCCACATCTCTGACAGTGATAAAACATTTTTGTTTTTATATTCTTTCCCGCATAATTATCAGTTTGTGAATGACAATTTGGACATAGAATTTGTAAATTGGGTAATATATTATTTGTGTTATTACCGTCTTTGTGATGTAATTGAAATGATATTTCATTCCCTAGCCAATTCGTTATTCCACAAATTTCACATCTTTTCTCTTTTAAACCTTCTGCAAATAATTTGTTTTTTAATTTATACGAAGAACATGTAATTCCATTTATCAAATATTCATAAACACTCTTTTCTTGATTTGAGTGATTAGAATAATTTTTATTATTTTTTCTATTTTTATTTAATTTACTTACATCTAATTTATATTCATCAATAATTTTATGTAAGGTTTTATAGTTGCCACTACCACTATTTGATGATAGACCAACATAAGATAACACTTCCGAAAAACTATGCGACCTATTTAAAATATCTTGTAATTCATCTTTTGTATAATTATCAAAAACACTTTTCATTATTTTACCTCCATATATTTCTACATAATTATTCTCAATTAGAAAAGGTGATCTACTTATTTGCAGACCACCTATCTAATAATTCATCAAGTTCTTTAGTTTTTATATAAAGCCAAAACAGTTTTTTACTATTTGGATTCAATGCTGCTAATTTATATCTCATTCCATTATCTCGTAAATAATTACGAAGTGGAAGAGAGTAGCAAGTATAAAGTTCTACATCCATATATTTCACCTCGATATTTTATAATTAAGTCTGATATTCTAACCAATTAAACTAAAGACGTATATAATAAAAGAACCATCTCATATGAAACGGCTCTTTCTCATTTCATATTTTGTTACTCTTTTAAATGATTATCCTCGGATGGAGTAGTAGTCTTAATTTCATCAACAGTAACTCCAACATTATATGTCACATCAGCAATGACACGAATATTCTCAAACCCAATTGTCTTATCAAGTTCAGCAATTGTATTCTGTAATTCATTTACATCTTCAGTAGAATATTCAGTAAATGTAACTGTAGAACCTGTAGTAGAAGTAGTTCCGTATATCTCCCAAAGATTCTTTAGCTTTGCCTGTGTATTTTTAATTAAAATTTTATATATCATATACTATTTCCTTTCTACAAATTAGATTTTATTATTTTAGTACAGATAGTGAGACTTGAACTCACAAGGTATTATTACCAGAGGATTTTAAGTCCTCTGTGTCTGCCTATTCCACCATACCTGCTTATCTTATGTCTTTCTCAATTTATCAACAAACTAAGGCAATTATAATGATCTGTAGGAGATTTGGACTCCTGTTGTCGCCGTGAAAGGGCGATGTCCTAGACCGCTAGACGAACAGACCTAATATGGGCATCTCACCCACTGAATCAGCATGAAGCACTAACTAGCAGATCTTGGACTGTACACATCCAGTTATTTAGAATATAATCATCTGTATATAATCAATTCCTGCTCCCTAATTATGATCATTCCTAACTCGTACTTATAGTACGTCAAATGCATGATATGTGTATGAACAACCGTTTACTTTATCATTCTCCGCATATTTTCAGTATTCGGAACAAAGACCACTCGATAAGGTTTAATGACTCTTATCCGTCAAAATTCCAATTGTAAAAATCAGAAAAGACAATTTGCCATTTCTTACAAAACTCTGTGGACAGTTTTAATCATAATAATGGTTCTCATTAACGTAGAGAGGCACGAACATCTTCTCATTTCTGAAGGTTGAGAGTAACCGATAATCCTAGATGTCGGTAGGAAAGAAGTAGGACTTACAATACTACATGAATAGCAAATGCCAAGATGTGATACTTATATATTCTCTGTTTGGTTGCCCACTTAAGGGTTCTTTTATTTATTCTCTACATTGTCGTCACCGTTTTATATATGTCTTTCGTGCCTGTTTATAAGGGCTTTATTTGGATAATACAGTTCTATCGGTCTGTTAGTCCGTCTAATTTTCACAGAGCCTTGTTGAGTTCTTATGGTTTCAGAGCATTCGGCTGTAGGTATATGAGTTTGTTACCCTTAATATTATTCAATCACTTTGACATAAATCATCTTAACATGCTATGATGTAAAAAAGAAAATTTTATAAGGAGTATATATTGGACACAATATTTGAAATATTTAAGACCATTTTTCCTGCTATTATTACTGGAATTTTTACATTCCTAGCCACTAAATATACGTATAATAAAAATATACCTTTAAACAAAATGGAGATAGCATATGATAAAATATATAATCCTATATATCATATACTATTACAAAATAATTCTAATAATATATGTACAAATCAAATCAGCTTAGATATATTTGTCATTTTAAATAAATATAATGATTATGCAGATCGATCGACACTTCACGCATTTGATTTATATCGTAAAAGTAGAGATAAAGATAGTTTTATAAATTTTAAAAATAACATCAATAATAAATACATATATCTTCGCAAAAGACTTGGATATTTAGAACCTAATTTGATACAAGCGTATACATATTCTTCAAAAAATGAAAAATCTGTTTTACGATTAGTGTTAGAGTGTACTGTCGCATACATAACAATGCTCGCATATACATTGTTGAGTGCATCAGTTCACACAGTTATAACATGGATAGCTTTTAGTTTAATATGTATCATTATAATTGAGTTATTAACTTTATTTTTTAGGAATATTTTAATTTATATCAGGAAAATTATAAAACATATAAAATCCAATAATAAATGTCGTAAAAATTGACATATTTTGACAAGAAGTGTCATATAATATATAATAGAAAGGACAAGCAGTTATTCAAACATCTTTGTTTTGGCTAGATAGAGATGGTTAGGCGGTTAAGTCACGTCAGAGTAGTGATACTCTGTTTATATAGATATCCTCATGATACAATGTAGGAAATACTTACAAAGGAGGATAATACGTGACATTTTGTGAATTACTAATTTTTACATTAGTGACTGGCATAGTAAGTGGTGTAATTGCTACATACTTAGTCAGATTGTTCGATAAACACAAAAATGACCGCCACGGCAAATAGCGATCATTTCCTTTGTGTTGATATTGTTATATTAGCCAAATAGTGTTCAATATTGGCTTAACCGTCTAACGGATAATTGCTTGTTTCTTTTGACTTGTATTGTAACACATAAAATTGTGTGGTGCAAGAGGAAATTAAACGAAGTCTTAGACAAAAGCCTCATCTGTATCTTCAGTATCTTGGTTAGAAAGCAAACTTATCTTTATTCTCTTTTACTTTCTTTTTATTTACAGATAAATAATGCTTAACAGTAGTTTCCGTACTAGAATGATGGAGTAATTCAGCAATATCCTGTAATTCCATACCAAGTTCTTTTAAAATGTTACTTCCAGAATGTCGTAAATCATGGTCATGAAGTGTAGGAACACCAATCATTCTACCTGCCTTTTTACACCAATCATTTAATGTACCACCCTGAATACATTTTTCATCAGTTACATAAGGAGTAATAAATACCCAACCATGGTCATTTATATTATTTTCTTTTCTGTACTCGATTAATTTTCTTAATAGTCCTTCAACTTCTTCTGAGAAATACAAATCAACTATTTTTCGCTCTTTCTCTAATACATCTGTACACATACGCTCATCAAGATTAACCTGTTCCCATCTTAAATGAGCCATAGCATTTACTCTAGCCATAGTAGATAACCCAAACATGATGTATGTCTGTAATTGTATATCTCCATATTCTTCAAGCTTTTGACGTAACTCATTTACTTGCTCAATGGTCAAGAATGTTTGTTTCATAATAGCCTGACCTTGTTTTGGGCGTTCCAAAAACTCAGTAGGTGATTCTTTGATAAGCTTTTTCTTTCTTAAAAATTTATAGAAAGCAGAAATTGATGACATTACTCTACGTTGTCTGCAAACATTATTACCTTGCTGTTTACGCCAGTAAAAATATTCTTCGAGATCTTCGTCTGTTGCATCTAATACAGATAAATTGAATTGATTATCATACATATAGATAAACCATTGTTTAAGGTCTATATTATAAGCTTTTATTGTGTTTTCAGATAAATCACGAATAGACATGTCTACTTGATATTTTTGAAATAATTTCAAAGTATCAGGATTTATATGTTCAAGTTTATCTTCATCATACATTACAATTCTTTTACTTCGTTCTGCCATTTTTCTCACTTCCTTTCATAACAAAAAGAAGCAGTAGTATCATTAACTAACTGCTTCTTGTCGCATTTTTATATATTCATCTAATTGTTCTTTTGTATTATTATGCTGTCCGTATAATCTATGAAAACCATATTCTGATTTTAAACTATGACAATTAAAACACAGCGTAATTCCATTGTCTATATCAAACCTTAAATCTTGATTATCGCTAAAATTTTTAATATGATGTGCATTTAATTTTCCACCATGTTGACCACAACATTGACAAGTATAATTATCCCTTTCAAAAACAGATTTTCTCCAATCAAAATATTCTACTCGACCTCGTATACGAGAATTTTCAGAAGTTAAAAATCCTGTAAATTCTTCTCTTGAAATACCTTGTTGTCTACACGAAGCCAATATACGATTTTCTTCATCATTTGCGATTTTACGAGCTTTTTCAATTCCACCTTTTTCATAATAATAATCTATCATTCGTTCGGATTGCGAATATATAGGAATATTATATTTCTTTAAAAGAGCACCAATAGTAGTATCTCCAAGGTTATAAAATTGTCCTATTTCGAGAGTGGTCATTTTTTGTTCTATGTACAAATCATATAATTCCTCTTTAGTAATATTTTTAGTTTTTCTTCCATTTTTAGTTGTAAATCCAAAATCATGTATATACTGTCTCAATGTTCTTAAATTAAGACCAGTTTCTTCTGATATCTGTTCTGCTGATTTATCAAGAATGATATATTCATTATATAACCAATCTTTATCTCTATAAGATGTATTTGTTATATTTGTCTTTTTATTAACATTAAATCGTCTAATATAAGATGCTTTTTCTTTCTTACAATCTGGATTGGAACAACATATCTTATTACAAACAGTTCCATTTATTTGTCTGTAAACATCATAATATTTTAATTTGTCTAATTTGCCACAATAATCACATTTAATTTTTACTAATTGATGAGAGCGATATGACAAATCTTCTACATTTGCATTAATATAAGCAGTGGTATCTGCTACGATTTTATTTTTATCACCTTTTTTTCTTGGTATTTTATATCCAAGCTCTTCAAAATGTTTCCAATTTGCACTACTAATTTTAACTTTTACTTTTTGTGGTAATATTAACCCCATAATTTATTTTCCTCATTTCTCCTCATTCCATAAAAATAGGAGAGAAGTGCGAATGAGGTTACACTTTCGTCAGGCTCATGACTTCCCAACTATCTCTCCATAAATCCCACAATCAGCTATGACACCAATCATGAGTACAAATATTTATTCTCCGTTTTCTATAAAGTTCGTTGCCGATTTAACATCTCCTAATCCGTATATAAAACATCGAATTAATGGGACACCTGAGAATCGAACTCAGCGAGAACCAAACACGCCCCATACAAAAAGAGTGTGTAGCATACACCACACACTCCCATATTTCTTATTAGTTAATACCAAAACGATTCATCTAATTTATCCAGATAACACTCATAGTTCATTAACCGCTTGTAAATCTCTGAAAATGCGTCTGCTATATCAAGCCAATCATTTAATGAATTATAAGTCTTCTGAATTTCTTTTGTCTTCTTCTCGAACTCTGCCTGAGACACCTGCTTGCCATTGATAGAATAGTAGTCTTTATCAATTTCCTTGCAATCACAGTGGTCACAGTCACCATCACAATTATCATCACCAATACTGACTTCATATACTACCTTAGATTGGATACGTGGAATAATTTTTGAATTACAATTATCCATTACATAACAAACTACTCCTGTAACATATAAGTATCCATTTTCACGTTTAACAGGTTCACACCAAATACCTTCATGATCTAAAGAAATAAGATACTCATCATTGTAATTATCATGATCTGGTCGAGCGAAATCTGAAATATGAGCCAGATCGTGACCATTCTCTACTAACTCAGCAATAATATTCTTCGAATCTTCGTACTTTGCAATAATTTCTACACAATCCAATGTTTTGTCCATATTAGAGTCAAAATATGTATTTTCAATATCTACAACTAATTCCGTATAGTCTGTAAAGTTTCTTTCAACAATATCTGCTTTTATGTTAATCACGTCCCCTCAAATTAAGCATTCTTGACTGCATTTTTAAACCCTGTTAATGCATGAAATTTTGGACTCTTAGAAGCTGTAATCTCAAGTGCCTCGCCTGTTTTTGGGTTTCTGCCCATACGTGCAGCTCTCTCAACAACCTCGAAATTACCGAAACCTGCAAGAGATACCTTCTCACCTGATGCTACTGTATTAACAATTGTCTCAAGGACTATATCTACAAGAACTGCAACATCCTTCTGTGTTGCTCCATCAATCTGTCCTGCTACATTCTTTACTAACTCTGTCTTATTCATATTCTTTTAATTCCTTTCATTCACAATTAATATTTTTATTTTTCAATTAAAAAGAGGGTAGCGTCCATATAAGGTACACTCCCCCAAAGTGGCTTCGTCAGCCAAAACCGAAGTTATTCCCATTTATTAATCGCCTGTTGGGTTCAGGTCTATTTGCATCACATCAATGACTTTATGATGGCTCAATATTAAAAATTATGTATCTCCGTACATAGTCTACTTTGTCGTAAAATAATTAATCAATTTAATTGAATATCATACAAGCAAATCAATCCATTTTCTCCAATAACAGAAACTGTCTGTTCTGGCTTATTTGTCTTGCGAATTGACATAGCGTATGCATCTGACCCAGAAACACAACCTGACTGTATTACTTTTGTATCATATACTGTTTCCATAGCATTAGTGTGTCTATGCCCTAACAACACAATGTCTGGCTTTATATTGAACATCATTGTAAAATTCTGTACAACATTACTTGGTGAATCCTTGTGTCCATGAGCAGCAAACACATTATTTCCACGGATATTAAACATTGCTATTTCAGGTTCAACTGTATTATCACAAATTGTAATATTTTCAACATTCTGCATTCTTGCCTTTAAATAGAAAGGTAAGAGTACATCCATGTTTTCACCATCTAAAGCTTCTTCTTTTTTAGGAGAGATCCTAGAGTGGTTACCAGGCGTTGTATATACATAGATATGATTAAAATGATTTGCTAATCTAGTTAGCATAGCAGAAATCAACTCTGAAACATATTTGAACTGCTCCATAAGATCCATGTTATTCTGTAATCGAAGATTATTGTGAATAATTCCACTAAGAATTTCTCCAATTACAAGGTAACAATTTTCTGAACCATGTTGCTCACGAATATCTAAGATGTCAGAAGTGAACTTTTCGATTCTTTGTTTTAAAATGTCTTCATTAAAATCATTTTTCCAATTATGTATCTCAATACCTGTATGAATATCAGTTAAATGAACCAGAAGATCCGTTGAACTATTAAATAATGTATAATGTACTGAGATATTCATAGGTTCAACATTTTCACAAATAATTCGTTTTACCATATCTACATAAGATTCTTTACGAGCTTCCTGCCTAATGAGTCGATTGTATTCAACTCTTGCATCAGAAAGCTTAATCTTTTCCTTACGCATTTTAATTAACTCAGAATTATCTGAATTATTTTCTGTTTCTACTGGTTCATTAACCCATCCAGCGTCAATATACTCATATAATAATTTACTACCTTTGCGTACTGTATCTCTGTGCTCTAAATCACCATTAAATTCAGAACGAAAGTCAGCAACATCTTGCCACTCTAAATTTTCGTCTGTTCTTTTTCTCTTGAGTAAGTCTAATTGTTCTCTAAGAAATTCATTCTTCTCGATATCGTCCACCGCCTTACTCTTCAGAACCTTCCTCTACAGGAAGTTCAAATGTGATCTTGAAACCAATTGATTCAAATGGAATTGCATCAATTACCTGCTGAGATAAATCTTCACCAGTTTCCAAATCTACAAATCTTAAATCCTTTACAGAAATATTGTCTAATTTAATTGTTTTCTTAGGAGCAGTAATTTTCTCCTCTGATTCAGTAATCTTAACCATTATTCCTTTTATCTCCTTATCAACTAAAATAGGAGAGCAGCGTGCTCTCCTTAAATAATTTCATCTATATCACAATCCACACCAATTATTTTATCAACTATATGACGTTCCTTTGCTTCTTCAGAAAACATATAATATTCCCTGTCCTTAATTTCCTCAATAAAATCAGCAGTCATATCAGTGTGTTCTATCATAAACTTTGTCATACGTTCATCAAGTTTATCATAAAACTTCTGGATATCTTTACCCTTGTTTCCGCTAGATACATAGCCCGTCTGTCCGTCATGGTAGAGGACGATTGTATTTGGAAAACAGTAGCGGATGTGCCCAGCAGCAAGAATATAACTAGCCATTGATGCACACTTTGCAAAACCAACTGTTACGATTGGTGTTTTAGAATATGTTATCTGACTCAATATCTGAGTACCAAGTACGCAGTCTCCACCATCGCTGTTAATGTATATAAATATTTTCTTACGCTTATCTACTGGAAGATTTTTATCTTCTGAATTCCATTTGAGAATCATAAGACATACATTTTCTAATAAATCATCAGTTATCTCCTGATTGATAATAATTCTTCTATCATTGAGATGATTCTTTATAATTTCGTTATATATATCATCATCTTTATTAATTTCAAATAGTAATTCTTCTATAATTGACACCTCCTATAACGGTATAATCATATCTTTCTCAGAACACTTTACCTTATAACACTTGTCATTTCTTGAAATTTCTTCTCGTAAATGCTCTTTTAAACAATTTTTTGCTTCTGTAGATCCATGTACCAAAACAAGCTGATTTGTATTCAAGTTACTGCCAAATTTTAATAAATCATCAAAATTAGCATGGGAACTGAACGTGCTCATCGTTATACAATCTGCTCTATTAGGGACAGGAACTTTATTTATATTGATTGTTTTATGGGCTTTGCCATTTTTTATTCTATATGACAAATAAGAATCATCTGTTCCTACAAATCCAGAGAAACAAATCATAGAATTGATATCACGTAAATACTTATCAAGATAAGATAATATCCTCCCATTTGTGCAAAAACCACTACTTGAGATTACAATTTTAGGTATAGGATCATTTACCCATGCCTTCGATTCTACCTTTTCACGCACATATTTTACATTTTTCCAATTATAAACTTTTGTCCATAATTCACAAAAATCTGAGTCAAGAACATCTTTGTAAGCTTGACATATATCACAGGTTAGCATTGAGTCAACAACTATATCTGTTTTAAAATCTTCATTTTCTCCAAATAGGAGATATAGTGTTGTTAATAATTCCTGAGATCGTGAAAATGAGAACGCTGGAAGAATAATAGAACCTTGCCTTTCCAGTACCGTTTCTATAGCAACACGTAGATGTTCAACATCGAATTCACGAGTTTTCTTTGTAGCCCTAGTATTTAAACCGTAAGTTGATTCCATTATTGACACGTCAGAAAAGGTAACTGGAATTTCTGTATTTTCCACATAATGATTTTTAGTATTTAACGCTCCAATATCAGAAGTATATAGAATTTTCTTTGTTTTTATTCCATTATTTAAAATAAGCTGTAACTGTGCCGCTCCTACACAATGAGAATTTTTAAACCATTGAAAACTAATCACATCATCTAATTTGTAAACATGATTATACTCATTATATACATAAATATAGTCCAGTGTTTTATATACATCTTCTTCAGTATATAGTGGTTCGTATTCTCTATTATATCTTTTTGATAAAACTCGTGCCTCATCATTTACAATAAAAGCACAATTAAGTAATAAATATTTCGACATAACCGAAGATGGATATGTCATAATTATTTTTCCATGAAACCCTTCTTTAATAAGACGAGGTAATAATCCAATATGATCAATATGCGAATGTCCAATAAACACATAATCCAGTTCATCAGGCTTGAATTTGAATTTTTCTGAATTTGCTTTATAAGCTGCCAAATATGAATTATCCTGTAATAAGCCACATTCAAGTAAAATTTGTTTATTTGCAAATCTTATATAAATCATTGATCCAGTAACATCTTTTGCATTATTGCCACAAAATAAGATTCCATCATCTTTTAGTTTCGCTTTTCTTGCGATTGTAAAAACCACCTTCCTGTTTTAGTTTCATCCACAAGTGAAGAAAAGTGGAAGAGTAGCGTGACTCTGACTCGAACAGACCCTTTGGGGTATGAACCCAACATGCACCTTTACACCTTACCGCAAATGGAAATACGAGATTCGAACTCGTGACCTCATGATCCCAAATCATGCGTTCTACCAAACTGAACTAATTCCCCAAATAAAATCCCGTATACGAAACACGAGATTTACATATATGAGCTGAGATATTGACTCATTTCGCTACCATCTATTGCGGTTGGACGCAATTTATCACACAGCCGATTAGACTGTAGGTAACAACAACACTGGTTTTGACATAACCAGCAAACTCTTACTATGAAGTATTATAGATTTTCTTTTATCACATCGTCTCTTGCGGAGTTCTCAGATTGCAGTCTGATACGGTTACAACTACTTGTACTTTCTCACATAACACCTTGCGAGTGTCATATGTGTCCATATTACAGGACAATAAGTTGTTTTTCTCTCCATAGTCATACACACTTTTGCTTGTTAAGTAATTTTTCTTCTATTATTTGAGGAAGTTTTAATTTACTATTTCGTTAATCCAAACTCAGTATGCATGTATTATTTGGGTGACGAGGTGTACATTTGACCATCAGTACCTTTTGAATACCGCCCAATCATCGCCATCCTGCTTGACTTGCGATCGTCTTGCTTTGTATTAAGCTTCCTATCTTTCGATTTAAGAAAACTACCTACAATCTAATCAGCAGTTATACTTGCGGTATTCCCACTAATCATACACGGATTATCCCCACATTTCTGTGTTAATACAGTGCCTATCCCAAGACACCTACCTAACCAGATTCGCCAGCAGTCGCCCTTGAACGTAAGGTTAGGCATAAATCCTATGTGTTTTCCGTTGTACTGTATTTCTACAGTCGCAGTCTTAGTACATTTCTAAGAACCACTTTATACGTGTCACCACGCTTATCTCACTGATCCGAAACCAACCAGTCCTACATAGTAGGATAGCTCCCCAACCAAGACTCGAACTTGGAACTTCATGATTAACAGTCATGTGCTCTACCATTGAACTATTGGGGAAGAGATAGCAGTAGTCATGCCTTCAGAAAGAAAGTACGGCTACCGCCAAAGAAATCATGATATGTTTAACTCTGCTTAAAAACGTCTTGATTCATCGCCCGTAGGTTTGATTCCTATATATCTTCCACAGAATGTATATGGTACAGTTTCGCTTGCTGTACTTAACTGGTTTGGCGCACCACATACAAGTTTTTCACATAGCGTCACAGCAATGATTTATAGCTATATGTTAGACGAAATATTATAATGTCTCTCGACAATTATATATTCTCTGTTTATCAGCTAAGAAAAAGCTGATTTCATTGTTTTCCATATGTGATATATAACACCATAAAAACAGCTATAAACCCTTATTTTACAAAGAAAACTCGGATTTTCTATTTGTGGTTATACGCTTTTTATTATATTTTTTATATCTTTCCAAGTCATTTTGTTTTCTACAATTATCGCAGTATAATCGTTTGTTTCCTGTTTTTTCAATAATTCCACCACATCGTTTGCAACGAGAATACTTATTATTGTGTCCACGCTTAACAGAATAATAGTTTTTTTGATAATTTTGAAAATACGCATTTAACGATCTATTGATGTACTTAACATAGAAATTATCCTCAGTGATAAAATCATAATTATTTACAATTTGAGTCTTATCTTCGTATTCCTCAATTAGTTTACAATTATCAAAACATTTTCTCAAAAATCCTTCAACAATCTTTTTATATTCATTCCAAGATAATGTCATTTTCTCCTTTTGAAAACGTTGTTTGAGTTTTTCGGCTTCATCAATTGTAGTGTCAATAATACCAGTAACTATGTCTGTATCCATTTCAATTCCAGATAACCAATCAAAGTACATTAGCTTTGGCTTCTTTAATAAATCCATGTATTCCTTATTAAGAATTACTTCTTTATCAAAATATCTTGTATAAATATTATTGATTTTCTGCCTGATAATGGAACACCAATTTTCCTCTTTGGTCATTGACTTATAATATCTGTATTCAATTCCAGACCATGTATCAAATACTTGTCCAAGTTCTGTATTAAGTAAATCCTTTCTGACCTTAAAATGAATTGTTTTTATATATGTGCGTCTTTTATTATCAGAACCCCATATTGAGGAGCAGAACGAGTTGAATATCTCGTCCTTTACCTCATTATTCTCTGTTTCTTTGTAATCTTCTATAATTTCATATAGAAATGTTTCATTACAGTCGTAAATATGTATCACCTACCTCAAATTCATAGTATTTTCCAAGATATTCATATGAGTTGTCCGTCTTATAAGGAACTTCTCTTATTGATATATTTCTCTTTGGATTTGTATTATTCTTGAGATTTTCAATGATATAATCGCCATAAACTGACCATGCAAGAGATTTGCTAATAGAAACAGAAGAGTAAGAAGCTTTAATAATATAATTTGCTATAATATTTTCAGGCAATCCGATCTCATTTAGAAGTCTTGTCTTATATTCATTTACAACTTCATCCATATTGAATTTATGGTCTTCATCATCCGACTTATCTCTATGTAGATTCAGATGCTGCTTAATATCAACCGCATACATATTTATAAACTTCCTACATTTCTTTAAGACTTTTCTATCAGACAAATCCAAATCATTATCAATAATCAAGCATCTTGTATCAACCAAGTCTACCTTATTATCCCATAAGATATTTTTCTTCTCCCAAGTCTCAATATAGTCACACAATTCATTCATAGGAGAAGGAGAGTGATATGCATTAAGATATTCTTTCTCCTCATCAGAAGCGTCTTTATTCTTCTTGATTATATTCATATAGGATTTCATTTTTTTAGGATAATTGTGGAGTAAGAAATATGGAAGTTGTTTGAGATGCTTTCTAAGACCTGAATTCATATGCCATCTAAATCCCGTTTTAAGGAAATCGATTTCTTTGCCCTGAAAAATTCTTAGAAGAGAAGAGTAATCAGAATATAATTTTTGAATATCTGGATTAGTTGTATATTTATTCTCTATACTTGTTGCAACATTAGTAATTTCGCCAATACGATTATCTCTTGTCATTACTTCATACTCAATAAGATTCTCTTTTGTATATGGTTTTGACTGAGCAGTTACTTTGTCTTCAATATCAAGAATGATATGCTTATCTATCTTTGAATCAATAATGATAGGATCGTTGCTTAAATAGAAAATATCTCCATCAAAATCTGCGCCGCCTTGCTGCGGAGCTGATACATCATACATATTAAACATTACTACATCTTGGTCTTTAAAATAATCAAACCATTTTGCAAGAATGTCATTTCGTACAATCTTAATCTTATTTACCTCTGACGGATCAACAAGTGGAGAACGAAATGAACAACAATAGCCTGGTTCAAAATTTGCTGTATATAATTCTCTTTCTCCAAGACAGCCAACTGGTTCTTCACCAATAGCATACTGAAGATAACCAATCATATCACCAACACCTGTATGATAAAAACCTGAACAATAAATTTTACCAACCTTTGCTTCATCAATAGACTTTTTAAGTTTTCTATAAATAAATTGCTTAACAGCAGGATCTTTAAGCATAACATCATTTACCAATGCAGCTTCAAGATATTTACTTTCTGGCTCATAATCTTCTGTGTCGGTAATTCCCATGAATTTATATGTATAAAATTTATCACCTTTAATAATTTTTTCATACATATTAGTAGTATATTTTGCAAGCTTAATGATTTTTCCATCATTCTTAGAATCTAATATGTTGTAGTCCTTTTTTGTTTTATCTGTATAACATTTGACATATTTATCATTCCAAAGATCCAGACATTGTAAATACTGAAAATTCATTCGTGTATATTTATTTAAATGCTTAATATGATGACTGTATTTACTGATTCCAAGTTTGAATTCATACTTTCTGACAGTATTCATATATTCAATCCATGCATTTTCACCATAAGTTGACTTAAAAATCTTGTGTCCTTTAAACATCGAAATATTCCAGATGCAATCTATATCATTAATGTTATGAACATGCCCATAAATGTCAGTAATAGTGGTGTAACCCCATTCTTTGAGAATTTGTTTAAATGGTACATACACAGAATATCCTTTAATAAATGGCAAACGCACCTGTGTTCCAATAACTTTATAGTCTAATCCAAGCTGTTCACTCACAGTATTCATAAAGTTTTCTTCATGACAACCACATCCGTCAAAAGGTGATAATCCAATATCTTTTAATCCTTCTTCAATTTCTCTAGTCTTATATTTCTTTTTCTTTCCAGTGCTTTCATCAACAAATTCTTTTTCTCTTTCAACTACATATTTGATAAGCTGATTTTTCAATGTTTTTTCATACTCACCGATAATCACAATATTAGGCATATAATCTTTGATAAGAGTACATGAACTAAATGGTAAACATCTCTGAGCTTCATATTTAGAAATAACACACTCATCAATTTTAATATCCATCTGAGTAATCAAATATAACTCATCAAAAATTTCATCACATACAAATGCAGTTATTCCATCTTTACCTTGTGAAGCTGATTTACCAAAACGAGAATAGTGGATTCCATTATATGTGAATCCATCATTTAGAATTTTTCTAAGAGATTCTTCCTGTTTTGGATTTTTCTTTGCTACAACTAACATAAGTTCATTTATATGAGATGATAATTCACCACGAAGTCTCTGAATCTGATCAAATAAAGGAGAGTCACCTTGTTTGATAAGATATTCTTTTTTGATTTCTGTATCTCTATTAATCTGAATATTAAAATCTCCATCGATAAGTTCTCTTATTGGTATTTTAACCAATGTATATTGTACTTTTTTTATATAAATCACCTCTTATTTATAAAGTTCTGGGAAAGCATCGTTAGAATATGCTTAAGACGTTTTGTAATATTTATTATATCCATCGCAATAGTTATATTTCTGACGCATTTTATATTTATTAATCATAGGAAAGAAGTGATTATATATTGAATCAGAATAAATATGTTTTGAATCCATAGATGATGGTATGTAAACTCCCGTATTATTCAAATAGTTATACCTCCGTATTTAATTGTTCCAATATCCACTGATCTATATCATAAACAAGCTCAGTAGCCAATTTTTTTAAAGCTAATCGCTTACAATGATTTATGTTAAAGCATCTAATACAATAAAAATCAATACCCATTTCACACGCAGATAAATGTTCTGTTATTAATTTCATTGTTAATTCTTTCGTATATTCTTTATCATCAGATTGTTTATTCATTTAAAATTCCTCCTTGCATTCATCATTCATCGGATTATTCTCTTCGTAACACACATGCAAAGATTCACAACCAGTACAATCAACCATATTACTCATCGGACACTCTGATAGAGGAAGAGTCGCTGCCATATTACACAAATCTTCGCTATTATATTTATTCTCCATAATCGTCCTCCGTAATTTCATAAATTCTATAGCCTAGAAAAATAGCCATATCTTCAGTTCTATCAAAACAGTCTACATGAGCATATTGTCCAACATCATTTCGCACATATTTGTCTCCAATGCAAATTTCTTCGCCACATTCAGAACATATAATATTGCTTTTATATTCTCTATAATTAGGACATCCTGGAATATGATGAAGTTGTCCGCAATACTCACATGTACAGTTCATAATATTCATTTATTTAATTCCTCTCTAGTAACAATTTCCAAACCTCGATCGAAGCATTTTTGTTCAAGATCATAGCGATCCATGTAATATTTGAATGAATCGTGATTATTTAATTTCGATACTTCCTGTAATATATTATTACGGATAGAAGAGGAATCTGAATCAAATTCAACATCTTTATATTTTTCCATGAGATCAAGCAGCTCTACACTATTTTCTTTTAAATATAATGTAGCCGTATATTTTTCTGTCTCTTTATTCCATTTAGCAATAGCAATTACTGAATAATTCCTATTATGTAAGTCAATTTTTATACAAACTGTTCCAATATTTTCGTATCTAAGCATTTTTAATACCTCTCTTATATGTATATTGATCATAGACTTTCCCTAACCGACATGCTCGATTGAACCGCATATCTGATTCAATTCTCGCCGCAATATTGTGGGAAGTAGCGTTAGTAGTGTCAAAATCTGATTCGTAGATCAGCCCTCTATATTCTGATGGATCTACATAAATTTTTGGTGTAGTATAATTCATATAATTTTTTGTTTCCTTTCTCTGTTAAATATTTTTCCATTCGCATCGCTGCTACTCAAATATGGGCAACTATACCCATATTGAGAAGTTGTAAGTTCTCACGAACATTTCTTACTGTTTCATTGTGTATGCTTTTGCAATGAATAAATTCATATACTACTCACAAGTTCTTGTACACTCAACAGTCGTAAATTCCCGACTAAGCCATCGGTACATACTTACAAATGCTTGATTATGCTATTTTGTAAGTTACAGCATCTCTTAAATTAAGACTTGCATTAAAATCTCTGTCTGCATGATATCCACACTCACAAATATATTCTCTATCAGAAAGTTTTAAATCTTTCTTAATGCACCCACATTCATGACACAACTTGCTTGATGGATACCATCTGTCTACAATTCTTAATTCAATCCCTAATTCCTTACATTTAGTTTCAAGTTTTATTCTAAATTCATAAAACTTCTGTGATGCTACAGCCTTTGACAGATGTTTGTTCTTCATCATACCTAACACATTCAAATCTTCAATCGTAATATAAGATGGTTTGGTTTTCACTATCTCAACAATTGTTTTATTGATGTAATCAGTACGGATATTATTCATCCGCTGATAAAGTTTCTGTACCTTTAAGACTTGTTTTTGTATATTTTGTCTAGTAACATCTCCGTTCTTAATTTCACTACGTTTCTTTAAATCTTCGTATTTTCTCGATAGACAACGCTGTTCCCTTTTTAATTGCTTTTCTAACTTTTTTAATCTTGCGGTCTTGTTAATATTCTTCTTCGTGATCCCATTACTGGTTATTACAAAATTCTTAATACCCAAATCAATTCCTAAACCAAAATTATTTAATTGAGATTTCATCATTTCTGGTATATCAATTAAAACGGATACATAATACCTACCTGCTTTCTGTGAGATAGTCCCACTTTTAATAATGTATCCTTGTTTTGGAATGGGAATGTAACCCTTTTCTTTTAATTTAACCCATCCAAGAGTAGGAATATTAATCCTATGTCTTTCACAACGGCAATCTTTTGGATTATTTCTTACAAAATACATTTTCACATCCGACTGACCTTTTTTCTTAAATCTAGGAAATCCACTTTGATGCTTAAAAAATCGTTTAAAAGCCTTGTCAGCATTCATGATGCTTTGCTTAACGGCTTTAGAACTGACTTCTTTAATCCATGAATATTCGGGATTTTCATTTAAGTAAATATTATTTAGCCATTTCTGGAAATCCATGCCTGATACAAATGTCTTTTCAGTTTCATAGACCTCTTTATTGTGAGCAATGTAAAAGTTATATACAAACCTACAAGTCCCAATCGTTTTATTTATTTTGCTTTGCTGTTCCAATGTTGGGCTTATTTCCGTTTTGAAGCTCTTTAGCAATTTCCTCATCCTCCTTTATCTGATTTTTATATTTATTAATCCATATATCGCTCCTTTTATAGTGTTGCGTTAATTTGTTACATATATTTATTCTCTTATTTACAATTCGTTTTCTAATAACTTAATAATCTTAGTTTTTACGTTATCAGAAAATAAACAATTTTTATCAGACTCTAATAAATCTAATACTGTTTGATATGAAATATTGGATGATTTTAATGTGTTAATATAATGTTCTTTGTTCTTGAACCATTTTGTACCAATTTTATATAATTGATTTGAATCACCTATTTCATTTGTTCCTGTAATTTTTACCATTCTTCCCATACTTTTATTCTCCTTTCATTTTTGTTAAATATCTTATTTCACCAGGCACGTCATCCTTGTTATATATTCTCTTTCCATAAATTCTTTCTAATTCGATTAAAACAGAATCACCTTCTAATTCCATTGGATCAAGAGCATATACATTTCTTGTAGGAACAAACACACCTTCTTCTTTTTTATTCTCCACAAACATATCTCTTCTTATATAAATTAGTTTATAGGATTCTAAAACAGATAATCCGTTTTCAACTGTTGAGATAGAGGTATCTAATCCTTTGGCAATTTGAGATTTAGATGGAAAAGAAATCTTAGCAGGTGCAATATCTCCTGGATAATTCATGATAAATTGCTTTATATAGAGATAAATGCCCAATAGAATAGATTTATTAATTTTAGATGAGAGAGAACAGATTTTTTCATATTCAGAAATAGTAATCTGTACAAAACTGTCCTCTGTAAAAAAAACATTACGTTCATAAGATAATTGAAGATAAAATAAATCATTTGGTTTAACAACAAAAATGTCTGTATTACAGCTTGCATAACCTTTGTTTATTAGTTCTGTTTTAATAATTTCTCGAAAATCAGAGTATATGGATTTATTATTTGTTTTTGTAGAATATCCAATTTCTTGTAGCAACTCATTAAGTGTGAGAGTAACTTGTCCAAATGTTTGTACATGTTTTCTTAGATATAATATGATGAGATAGTATTTTAAACCTGAAATACCTTTGTGATTTTTTATTTCTTTTTTTGAAAATCCAACTGATGTTATTTTTTTATCTTTTTCGGATAGATAAATATAGTTGTCGATTTTAATCGCTCCTCCTAATATATAAGTGTAGGGTTTCAGTACCCAACAGCCAGTTGGGACTTAATCCTCTCATTGTTTAAGCTGTATAATGATTAGGCATCGGTCTGACGACACCTCCTAGGACCATTGGCGTCCGTACGAAAGCCTGTCAGCCAGCCTGTCATTGCAGCCGTTCGATTTATGCAGGTTGAACTACTACTTCACGTTCGTTTGATACCCCAGGAGATTGAATAGGCAATGAGAAATGCTGGAATCCATGCAAATTCACTTTTGGAGGTACGTAGAATGTACAACGCAGTAGGTATTGATGTTTCAAAGGGTAAAAGCACCGTTGCAGTCCTGCAGCCTGGCGGCACTGTGATCCGTAAGCCCTTTGATGTCTCCCACACATCCCAAAACCTCAATGAACTGGCAGATTATTTGAGTTCATTAGACGGCACCACAAAGATCGTTATGGAGTGTACGGGTAGATATCATGAGCCTATGGTAAAGGCTCTATCCGAGGCTGGATTGTTTGTTTCCATTGTAAATCCTCACCTGATTAAAAACTTTGGCAACAACTCCCTGCGCAAGGTGAAATCGGATCCGGCGGATGCCCGCAAAATTGCCCGCTATACGCTTGACAACTGGACGGAACTGCGCCAATATTCAGGTATGGACAATACACGTACTCAGTTAAAAACTTTAAACTCTCAATTCAGCTTCTTTATGAAGCAAAAGGTTGCCGCAAAAGCAAATCTGATTGCACTGTTGGATAATACTTATCCTGGTGTAAACAAACTCTTTGACAGCCCCACCCGTGAGGACGGGAGTGAAAAATGGGTTGACTACGCTTATTCTTTCTGGCATGCGGATTGTGTCCGCAAGATTGGGTTAAAGGCATTTACAGAACGCTACAAGTCTTTCTGTAAGAAGCACCACTATATCTTTCAGCAGGACAAGCCCGAAAAACTGTTTAATGCCTCGAAGGAGTTGGTTGCCGTCTTTCCAAAGGAGAAGACTTATAAGCTGTTGATCCAGCAAAGCATCCAGCAGTTAAATCTTGCCTCCGAACATGTAGAACGACTCCGCAGGGAAATGAACGAACTGGCATCCACACTTCCCGAATACAGCACCGTAATGGGCATCTATGGCGTTGGTAAAACCTATGGCCCCAGCTCATCGCTGAGATCGGCGATGTATCCCGGTTTACCCACAGGGAAGCACTGACCGCCTTTGCGGGCGTAGACCCCGGTGTTGATGAATCCGGCCAGCACAAGTCAAAGAGCAACAGGGCTTCAAAGGTCGGCTCCGCAAGGCTGCGCAAGACATTGTTTCAGATCATGACAACCCTGTTGCAAAATGCTCCTGAAGCCGATCCGGTGTACCGTTTTCTTGACAAAAAACGGTCTCAGGGAAAGCCTTACTATGTCTACATGACAGCCGGAGCGAATAAGTTCTTACGCATTTACTATGGTAAAGTCAAAGAGTGTCTGCGGAACTTAGAACAGACAGAATAACACCCTTTTCTATATCACCCCTTTCAAAGCCGGCATTTTTGGCGGCTTAAAAGTTATGCACAAAATATCAAATCGGATTTTTGAAATTTTCTTCAAAAAACACTTGACTTTTTATTAGCAGGCTTTCGTTAAAAAATTCTGTGTGAAAATTTTCCCAAAAAGTAGGTATATAGTATAAAAGCATAAAGAGTTATATAAAAAAGCATAAATATATAAAAAAGTATAATAACTTCGTAAATGGTCTAACGCCCATTTACTCCGTAAAAATTTGATTGATTGTTATTGGTTGATAATTTTCATTTGGGTGCATATGAGATGTACCTATATGATTATTTTTCATTAATTTTCTCTCTGATTAAGATTCACATATTTATCACTAAATTCAGTATTGAAGACTGGCAATCTATCATGGTACTGTTCATATATTTCTTTACCAGACATGTGAGTTGTATATTTCCATCCATTAGGTAATTGTTTATAAATAGTTTTGTCATCTACAATACTTTTTTCTTCACTGAATCTATCACCTATCTTGCCGCAAATAGAACAGTAGCTAAGTAATTGTATAGCAAGATTATCCTTTCCCATGAAAGAAAATTTATATCTGATAATACATTCTTCATATTGATGTTTGTGTTTTGATTTCTTTTTAACTTTGGATATGTTACTTCCTGTGTTTTTTCTGTACTTTGGTATTTCCTGATCAAAATTATTCATTATTATTCCTTTCGATGATAAATTGGTTGTATAATAGATTTTTTATTTGGTATTAAAATCTTGTTGTGAATTCAGTAATTTCCTATGGATAGGATAGTGATTAGATTATAATAATTGGGTTATCTTCATCTGGTAATGGTAAATTAAATGTACTAGGTTTTATCATTTGTATTAGAGTGATACATCTGTAGTACATTACTTCTGTTGTTGATTTTAATTTACGGCTATTCCCTTTGTAAGATTCTAACACTGTTGGTTGAAAGAGATACATTGCTAATGATGAATCTCTTTTGATTGCTTCTAATACTGTTGGTTTTATGTATACCTTAAATATAAATTCTATTGGAAGTAACGAAACTTGAATATTTCCTCTTCTGTAACATGAATTGTAATATGAACTAAGTGCGTCTAATTTTGTTTCATGTTTAGATTTATCATAGTGTCCTTTGCAAATCAGAATTATATCTGTCATTGTTTTATTATCCATTTTTATGTCCTCCTTGATAATTGATAGTTATTTATTCTCTATTTTTACACATCTATTAATATAATTATTGTAACCTGCCTGAAGAATTGCTTCGGTTTCTTCTATGATTTGATAAAAGAAGCTTGGCTTCTTGTAATAAATTCCTTTTTCTTTATCTATAGGAACATGATCTATTTTAGTCTTTGAGTTTTCTTTTATTAAATGATAGATTGTCATATCTTCATCAGTAACTACACCTTCAATATATCTTCTAGTAAGCCTGTTTATAATATGATCACTGTGGGTTTCAACTATTGTTATCTGTGATCGGTTCATTAATTCAATTATTTTGTCGGCTATCTCTAATTGTAGAATAGGATGTAATGCACATTCTGGCTGCTCTAATATAACTACACTATTGATCATAATATTATGTTCTATATCTGCCAAAGCAATAGAGCATTCTTTCCATTTAAAATATTGTGCTGAAGAGTATTGTGATCGACATTGTTGTAGAATTGTTGTTTTACCAGTATTGTTACAACCAGTTAATACTGTTAATGGTGTTAAATTTAATGTTTGTGTTTCAAAATATGTAGGTAGCTGTGTTTTAAATGTTGACATAGTATTATGTTCCTTTCTGTTGATTAATCTTTCTTATTTTTATTCTCTGTTTGTGTTGACATATATTTAGTAATTGATATGGTCTATCCCAAAATTATTTTCTTGCTACGCTGCGAAAATACCATCCCTTATCAAAGGGACTATTTTTATACTGGCGTATGTCATTACATTCTTTATATGAAGTTATGGGAACTAAATCGATCGTTTTGAGGGTAAATTTCTATTTTTATATCTTTGTTGATAGATTGGTAGGGTAGAAGATAAAATTGATTTTTGTGTCGATTTGATGCGAATTAGTCAAGTAATTATGTTTTAAATAAAAATAAGACAGTGCAATTACTGTCTTAATAGTTTTGTGTATAGTTTTATGGTAGCCCCTATATGGAGATTATATGATTTGGAATTTTTACTGGAAAAATCGTTATCGGTAAAAGTGCTTATAAATAAGGAAGATTTTGAATTTGTGGGTGGATTTTTGGTGAGATGGGAGTTTGATTTTGGGTTGTGAAGTGGCTGAAATGCTTGATTTTAATAGGATTTTACGATATGGGATACGATAAAGGGGTTTAATGAGTGAAATTTAGGATTTTGCTTGATTTTGTTGGGATTTTGATGATTAGAGAGAGGATGGATTTTTGAGTTGGTATGTGGATGAATCTGCTATATGAATTTCAGAAAAGACAAGCAGCGATTCTAGTTTTTGCTACCCCCTATATCCTTAAAGCTACGGTATTTCTATATTTTTCCGCAGAATCTCAATAGAACAAACGTTTTTATAAAATCATCCTGGATTCTCAGAGCAGAACAAACTCGAACAAGTGTTTGAATTATAATTTTATCGTCATTTTTAAAATTTATTATTGACAATCACTTTATAAGGTGATAATATACATAATATCAACAGACGAAAAACAACTTTATAAAGTTTTTAAAGATTTTTCTAATAAACTGTTGACAACCACTTTTTAAAGTGGTATTATAAATACAACGAAAAGAGGTGATGTAATAATTGAAAAATTCATAATTCAAGAATTAAAAATTGTAATAGGGCTTCTACTGAATGGTAACACTCAGCAGGCTATAGAATCCATAAAGGATATTATAGCATACTTGGAAGATTATTCTAACAAGTAAAGCCCAGTTGATAACTAGAAAAGATATTCTAGCACCGTCACAAGTCTATTATATCAATTCTAGTTATCAATTACAATCCCACAACAGGAAAAAACAATTTTATATCTTTTCTATAGGTACTCTGGAATAGTCCTAGACGTTTCAAGAAAAGACTATAGCAGGTTATAAGATTCTAGCGTAGTCACTCATTGAGTTTGACGCTATACAAATTGAATAAAAGTGGTTATAAGGTTTAACCCGTAAAAACCTATAGGACAGTGACTTGACTAGCAATCATAACTAAACATTTTCGTTTAGTGTCCTCACCCAGCCGGCAACGTCTGGAAGATAGCAGAAAAGCTATAAGTTAACCGCTCAATCGCTAGATTATATTCTAGGTGTGGTCAATGACGCGAGAGAGTAGGAACGACAGGGTGAAAAACCTTGTATGAAATAAAAATCTCAATCGATAATAGCACGGTTGACGGTGTGAAGTCGATAACCAAGCTAATAGCACCGAAAAGATAAAAGCATAATAGTTATATATTTTTAACCGGATAAAGGGTAACACCTCCGGTTATTTTTATTTTAGTAGGGTAATGCCTGCAATATAAAAATACTTGTAAAAATATATAACTCCCTTATGTGGCTATAAAAAGTTGTACATAGTAAAAAGGCTGGAATAAATCTATCTAAAAAACATTGGAATGCACTATAAAGAGCCTACTTTTTAGGATAAAAATAATAATATAGATAGTTTGCGTCATTGTAACATTAGCTCTAGTATCCAGCCTTTCATAGTGTGCACAACACATTAAAATAGATGAAAGAAGGTCGTTTATTATGAAAATGTATAAAGTATATGTTAATGGTAACTATGTAGGAAGTCAGGAGTTTACACCAAACGAAGTATCAAAAATTAATAATGATGCATCAATCATATTAAAATAGTCGAAACTAGGCTCATGCCTAGTCTATGCAAGATAGCAACTTGCATACTGACGATGACAAGCCACCACATTACACAATAATTTTATTTATATGAAGGAGGTTGTTCACTATGAAGAACACAACATTATCAATCAATTTCTATTCAGCAACTATCAACGAAGCACTCAAAAACGAGTTTATGCAGGCAATCAATCATGAGTTAGCAGGAATGAACATTGAGTCTCTCAATGACTCTATTTCACGGTTAGAGAAGCAGGCTTCATCTATTCAGAAGGATATTGACGACAACGGGGATGATGAAGCAGGCACTAAACAGAAGAAACTTGACGGTATCAATGCGACTATTGCAGATAATAAAGATGCACGGACTAAGTGCGAGAAATCACAGGCTCAGACTCTCGATATTTATAACAAGGTTGTATCTGCCATGTCTGAGAAAAACAAGGATCATTTTGGCAATAACAAGGATGTAGTGCGTACTGTCTTACGAGTATTAGCCACATGGGATAACTCTAAGTTGGTGAAGTATGCAATTATTCCTGCTTTCCAGTCACCTGCACTTTATGAAGCACTCGAAACAATTCATATCACAAGTAAAGCCAATGAGAACGGTGAGTTGTCTATGACTAACGATGTCAAGGAAGCATATAAGAAGGCTTCGCAGGAACTTGAAACAATCATCAAGACAACTTTCAGTTTGCCTTTTGAAACTCCATATACAGACAAGACAAGGGTAAAACTTACAGCAGAAGATAAGAAGTTACTTAATGATTGCTACATCCGTGGATTCTCTAACAAGTTCGATACAGACGATGACGGAAAAGTAACATTTAAAAAGCGTCAGATTAACACACTTGTAAAGGCTAAGAAGAATAAGAAGACGCAGGAAGTAACATATGATTATTCAGGACTTGCAAGCACTATCAGCAACATTGTAATCAAGCATTACTTCGCATAATGTAACTCAAAATATATAGTATAAAAGGGCAAGGGTTAAACTTTGCCCTTTTAATAGTGTATATTTTAATACAACGTAAATATAAGGAGGCAAAATGGATATGCAAATTTATAAAGCACTTAACACGGAAGTCTTGCATAATAAAGAATTTCGTATGGGTTCTATTATTCTGCAACTTGACAACAAAATGATATTTGTATGTAATAAATTTCATCATTCACGCAAGTACGATTTAGAACTAACTGTATGGCTGCCAACCGAAAAGAAATGGGTTCGCACATATACAAAGAACAAATATACGGAAATGATGTGGGATTATTTTCATGCCCATACTAATAATAGAACTCGTAAAGCATACAAGGCAAATTATGAAAGTATGATGGATCATGATCGTAGACATAAAGGTGGTGGAGGTGGATCACGCATTTATAACGGAAGTATTACTGATTATGAATGCTCAAGCAATCCTTTACACGATTTTAGAAGATGTTATAATTAAAAAACGGAGGTATAATTATGAATAACGAAAACAAGAAAAAATTTGAAGCAAATATCAAGGCAATCAACAGAGATTTAGCCAAAATTGCAGAAGGCAAATTACCAACAGATGAATTGGTAAAAATGCAGTTTCAAGCTATCAAAATTTTAATTGATGATTGCGAAAAATTAGTAATTGAAAAATAATTATGCATTGACAAACACTTTATAAAGTGGTACGATGTAAAATAACTAAAGGAGGGAAAACATGATTGTATATTCAAAACTCGCCACTTTATTAAAAGATAAAAAAATGGCTTGGAAAGATTTATGTAAATCTGGAATAGCAGCAAATACACCACAAAAATTTTCGCAAAATAGACCAATATCAACAGAAAGTCTAAATAAAGTCTGCGAATATCTCCATGTCCAGCCTTCAGAAATTATGGAATGGATACCAGATGCAGAATATAATAAGGCAAATGAAGAAATTGCCTCAATCGAGCAGCAAATAGCAGAACTTGAGGCAAAGAAAAAGCAATTACAAGGCAAATAATAATGCGTCATAAACGCACCAAAAGCACCCATCCTCCAATAGGGTGCTATTTTTATACCCAAAAAATAAATAGTATCCAGTCAAAAAGGCAGAGTAAAAAAATACTCTGTCTTTTTTAGTGCATACTATTAGCACAAAATAAAACAAAAAAGGAGAGTTGATTAAAATGGCAAAGGTAAACATAGTATGGAAGGGAATGTATGTAGGCACAGAAAAGATGTCTACCGATCAGATCCGCAAAGCAGAATATGCAGGGTTTACAATTACATACGCAGAATAAATCTGTGTACGGATAGTGAGTTCGATTATAACTCACACAACTACGGATGCAGATTTAAAGGCAAATGTAGTTATTACATAGTAAAAGGCAGACTATTTCGGTCTGCCTCAATCCCAAGAACACAAAATGAATTGAATAAAACATATTTGTGTTGCACACAAATTATAAACGATTCAAACGCAAATTACAAGAGCGAATAATAAGGAGGAAGCAATTATGGCAAACTGGGCAAGAGAAATCATGGTGTTGGCAAATGATTTTTGTTTAAACACATCAAAGGCAAAAGAAATTATTAAGCAGGTAGACAATTTATCTGTTCCAAACGGAAAGATGGAAGATTCATGGAAATATGACAGAGCATATTCACGGCTTAAACCAATGATTATGTCTGCATAGAAGGGAGATAAAAAGGCAAAATTATTTTAAGCGACTGCAATTAAGTAGTCGCTATTTTAATTAAAAGAAAGGTTAAAAAGGTGAATATTATGTGTAAGAGAGTTTATTTAACAGCAAAAGAGGCAGAAACGGAAATGCAGGAATTACGGAATAAAGAAGGTTTTACTGGAAAAATGGAAACCGATTATATTTCACGGATGATTAAGGATGCAAAGCGAAACTCCATGATCGGAGACAAGCTTCAGCTTGTAGTAGATCCAATGTATATCCACATTCCTGAATGGCAGAGAAGATTAAAACTTGCTAGAGCATACACAATCGGAAACACATATAACAAGTATAAATGGGATGTTCCGAAGGTACTGTTCCACAAAGGCAGACTGTATGTTATTGATGGTCAGCACAGAATATATGGCGCATTTAAAGCAAAAATGGATGCTGTTGTCGTAGAAATCATGGAATGTTCACTTGAAGAAGCGATTGATTTGTTTATTAATCAGTCCCAAGATAGAGCAAAAATGCAACCAATGGACATTTATAAAGCAGCTATTGCAGGCGGTAAAATAGATTATGTTAAATTGCAGGAAATTTGTCACAGAAATAATGTTGCAATAAAGGGAGATGATGATAATGAAAACACAGTAGGAACGCTTACATCTATCTCAGATGGTGTTAAATTATCAAAGACAAATCCTGAATTATTTAATGCAATGCTTGTATTACTTGGAAAACTCGGTTGGAATGGATATGCAGATAGTTATAACGGAAAGGCATATACAGCGAAGATAATTCGTGCATTAAAGGCATTATATGCTTATTGCGAAGGCAGAACAGATGAAATGGAACAGGCGTTAATTGAAAGATGTAAAGGAACAGAGTTCTTCGTGGATAATATTATGGATAAAACACAAGCGCAGATATTTGATTATTTATCAGACATTGTGAGATATGAGATGGAGAACCCATTTAAACAGGAAAAACCAAAGCGTAAAACAAGAAAAATACAGGCAATGTAAAAGAGAATAAACAACAGAAGGGAGTGATATGTATGGGATCTATGTATAGAAAGACAAAACAGATGCGTGATTTTGAACCTATTCTGAAACGGAATGGGTTCAGATATTTGCGAAGTCATGGAAGCCATTTTACATACATAAATACAGTAACGCACAAACGAATTACAATTAACAAAGATCTCAATCGAATAGTAGCAGAGCGGTTGATGAAAGAATACGACTTAATATAGGAGGAAAACAGAAATGGAAAATACAGTACGATTATATACATATCAGGAAGCAGTACATATATATAAGAAGAAACAGGCTCGCAAAAAGGCAAAAAGAAAGGCAATCATTAAGCGGAAATTAATTTGGTTGTTCAAGGCAAATTGGACATTGCTTACTATTGTGCCAATGATATTCGTATCAAAATGGTGTTTTGATGGAGCACCAGATTACATATTATACATGATTATATATAGCTCCTTATGTATATTATGTTGCTATGGAAATGTAAAGGGATATTAAAATGGAAAGAAAGGATGGTTATCTTATGAATCCAGATTATGAACAGGCTAAACGTATGGCATTAGAGAATGTAGTGCAGAAAAAGAACAGAAAAGCAGTATATGATTTTCAGTGTCGCCACGCAGGGAAACATTGCAACAGAAAACGGAAAAGAAAATAAAAGAGAATAAATGGATATTTCAAATGGAGTTAGAAGAATATGGCAAAAATAATTGGAATCATTGAATATGAAATAAATGAAGAAGACGGAGATACACCTGAAAGTTTAATTGAGGGAGCAAAGAAAGAATTTAATTATGACATTCAGGATAGATGTATAAACGCAGGTAGATTAAAATGGAAAATGAATGAGTAAATGCGTGTTTCCTTGGAAATACAAGAAAGGTAAAGGTGATTATATGAAGATGTATGTGCCATTTTGTTATGAGAAGATGGGAAGAATAGAAGTTGAAGCTGATTCAGTTAGAGAAGCACAGGAAAAGGCACAAGATATTCTTGATGAAATGTCATGGAAAGATTGTGGAAGGCTGGCTGAATGCGTTGATGATTCAGCACAGATTGATTATGATGGCATTATTCTTGACGAAAATCAGAATATTGTAGAAGCAGAATAAATTCGCATTTCAAAGGAAAGGAGCAAATTATGAATAGATACTTAGTTGTGTGGTTAAGAGAAGGCAGAGAGAATGTTGATGTTATTGATAATGCTATCACCCCGCATGAAGCAGTTAACAAGGTAAGGGAAATGCATGTAAATGCTAACATAGTAGCAGTAGGCATTATGTTAGATAACGAACAGTGGAATTATTTGTAGTAGTTGAAATTAAGACCTCTTATGAAGGAGTGAAGCGAAATGACAAGTATTGAAAAGTCAAAAGAGGACGCACGGAACTTAAATGAGCTTACGGATCATTTGATTAAGCTGATTGAATCGGATGATAAGCGATTCTCATTTGAATTTTGTGCAGGTGATACAATGGAAATTTACGACAAAGAAAAAGGAATCGGTTATGCAGTTCACATTACACCGATTGAATATGATGAAGATGGAAATGCAATAAATTTATAGTAACCGCAAGGCAGTTAGGAGAATAATCTACTAGCTGCCTATTTTATTATAAGAAAGCGAGGAAACGATTATGAGCAGATTTAAAACAATTAAAGAAGCAACTGAAGCATGGGTACATGAAATGAATGCAATTCCACAGGGAATGATTTTACGGTTATTTCAGGATCATCCCGATGATTGGACAGAAGTTACAAAGCCAAGCAAATATGACAGAGTATATGTATTTGATAATGGAGACTATGGAGAAATCACAGACTTTGATGAAGAAACGGAAGAATACATTATCTCACTTGACAACGGAGAAGAAATCAGATGTGAAAATGGCGATTTTGAAGTTAATCATGATGATTATCTTCCAATGTGGGGAACAATGTGGAGCTTTGGAGATAGGTGTGATGATTGGTGGTTAGAAGAAGATAACGGAATTGAACTGATGTCACAGTGCGGATTTAGAATTTATGAAAGTGAAGAGTTTGGTTACTTCTTTGGAATTGATGGAGCTGGATATGATTTTTATGAAAGTCATTGGATTCCATTATATAAAGCAAGAGGATTGCAGTGGCACGAAACAGAAACGGAGGAATAAGATATGACAAAGTATACACAGAGACAGTTAAAAGAGATGGTAAAAGATGGACTTGCAGAAGATATTACATACGGAAATAATGATACGAGAAGGCAGATCGAAGAAACAGAAGGATATTACACACAAGTCGGATATTCAAGTGGTGTATATGGATGTAATGGAATGCTGTTAAAAGGAAATAAGACTGGAAAATTATATGCGATTACATCAAGAACAACAGCAGTATTTGTATTCTAAAGTCAAAGGAAATTGTAATTTCTAACAGAGAATAACAAGGCAGACGCAAACAAATGTGTCTGTCTTATTTATTAGGAAGGAGAATGTGAAATGAACGGATATGAATATATTTGCGAAACAGCAGCACGGTTTAGAAAGAAGTTTCCGAACTTGTATGAACGGAAAGAAAAGAAGTCTGTGTTTATTGATTCAAGCTTGTTAGACAAGATCGAAGATATTCCAGATGCAATCAAGGCAGAACTGATAGGTAAATCAAGAATATCACGGATGAACAGAGAAGACTTTGCAATCAACACAGAGGATGAAAACGGATATAAATATTATCTTGATATTGATTGTAGCTGCTATGACTTCTATAAAAATGACAAGCTGATTTATTCGGTGCTACATGTAGATGGTGCAAGATGGAATGTATATAAAGCAAATATATATGGTTATTATAGTGATAATGATTTGCCTGTGAAATCAGGTGAGTTAAATTGGAGCAAGAATTTGAATTTTAAGTTGAGTAGAATTGATATTAGTGCTTATGAAAGTGAGGTTGATTGATATGATAGAAACTTATGTTATGGAAAATGCAGATTATGCAAAAATTAAGAAATTGAATACATTGCATAATATGGAAACATTTTGGGATGACGTTAGAAAATTCACAAAGAATGTGAGATCGGATCATAGTTTAGGTAGATGGCAGATATTATCAGAAGCGAGATATGGTGAATTAATGCAAGCAAAACGTAGTTTTTATGAAGATTAAAATGAGGTGATTGATAATGATATGTGAAATAAGCAAGAAAATATTAAATGAAGTATATGGAGGAGATACAAAAGAGACAAGAGAAAAAGCAATTAAAGATGGGTATTTTATGGAATGGTCAAAGGAACGAATTAAAAATGCGTTCAGATTTGGAAATGGAACGGAAAAAGATTTGAAAAGATATATGAATGACAATAAACAATATTGTGTATTTGTAGAAATTTAAACCCAGTTGAAAGAACTGATTCTTGAAAAGAAAGCGAGGTAGCAAATATGAAAACAATAATTGATAAAAGCGAATGTAAGCCATTAAGTGACAATATTGAAGGCAAGTTGGTGGTAATTAAACCAGATTTTTTCAAACCAGAATTTAGAGAAGCAAAGTATCAGCTTGTGATTGCAACAGGTGGTTTTGGATGTGACGCAAGTAAAATGGGAAATGCAGTATATGTAGAAGAAGTTCATACTGATAACCCAGAGCATTACAGACAGGAAAGATACAATCTTATTGGTGAACCAACAGAAGAGATTATTAAGGAATGGAAATCAATGTGTGGTGAATTTAATGAGAAAGTACAGAAAGTATTGGAGGTGCAGGAATTATGATGACAAGAGAAAGATTTGCAGAGACAAACTGGAAAATGAATTATGAGGAATATCAGAAATGCTATTGTCCTGAATGTAAAAAAGAAGAATGTCCACACAGAGGAGCAATAAGAAGAGTACCTGAAATTGATGGTGGACTTGGTTTATGTCCTAATTTGAAAGGAGAGTGATTAATATGAATAGAATCGCAGGAATTGTAATAAAACATGGAGATAATGATTTCGATTATTGGGAAGGGTTTAATCTTACTGAAGCCGAAGAAAATGCAATCTGGAATATCCTTAGTAAACATGATACTGAAGGTTGTTCAATTAGAGGAACACGAAAAGAAATTGTAGAAGAAATTGGAGAGTAATTAAAATGACGAGCACAATAGAAAGAGATTTTATAGTAAAAAATGGTGTAGCAAGCTTCCCGATGAAAGAATATCCAAACTATTGCGGAATTGAAAATATTGGATATATTTCACACGGAGAATGGTCAGACGCAGAACTTGAATACAAGGGAAAATTATTCAATGAAAATGTGGTGTCTGATGTAACGTGGGAAAGATTTATTGAAGAATTTCATGAGAAAGATGGAGATTATGAAGCTTTTAGTCAGTATATGCATGACAATAAAGACGAAGTGTATGAGGTATATGGATGTGATGGAACGGAAATGGTGGTTGTATCTAAGGCAGAACGTAATATAACAGATGATATTGTATTATTGATGCAACTCGAAAATCTTGATCGGATCTATCATAAACAAAAAATGGAAATCGGTCGATACTTACGGTATTGTACAACGGCAGAAATTATGGAAATTAATAAAGCAGTAAACAGAATATTGGGATGAATAAGAGTTAATTAATGTGAACCAATATTTGCAGAGGAATAATAAATGAGAAGTAGAATTGTCAATAATGGCAATTCTATTTTATTATTATAATAATTTTTGATAGTTGAAAGGTGGTAATTATATGAAACGTGAAAATTTTAAGAAAATTATTAAATTGCGTAGTTGTTGGAAAATTGATAAAAGAAAAGGTAATTATAAATTACCAAGCGACAAGCATTTATTAGATTATATCTTAGATCTGGTTGAGTCTCAAATGAAGCTTGATGGCTTAGGTATTAGAGCAAATGGAGATTTATGTTTTGCATCTGGTGGTAATTGGAATGCCGAAGCAAACGAATTTAATGATTATGTCTTGATGCCAGATTTTGAATCCAACGAAGTATGTTCATATGATGAAATGGAGCAGAGAATTAGTTGTTTAATTCGTGAATTATTATATTAATTCTTTTATTTATTTCATTAATGACCTTATTAGATAATCCGTTCCATTGTGGTTTTATTGAAAAGAAATCGTTCATAACAATAGAGGCAAATGCATTAGCATCTACTTCAGCAATTTGAAGATTATATTCTTCAACTGATGAACATTTATTAGATGGTTTATATCCTGATAAATAAAATTCCTCATCAGTTTAATATTGATAAATATGACGAAGTTCATGAGCAATGGAAAATACATAATCTGGATTTAGCTTATCTACTTTATTAAGGTAAATTGTATTAGTTTCTGGTTCGCATTGAGCTAATGTTGTTTTAGTAGCGAAATGAATAGTGTCATATGAAATTTTTGGTACTTTTATTTCAAGCAGTTCGCAAACATCTGTTATAAATTCTTTTATCATGATTAGTTCCTCCGATAAAGAATAGTATAACAGAATACAAATGGAAAGGAAAGAGGTAGTTATTATGGCACAGTTAATTGGATGTTGGATTGCAGGATATTTATGTATTTATCTTCCTTGGAAAGCAAACAAAAAGGAAAAATCTCGTAAGAGACAAGATATGTATAATAACTTAAACAAGAAGTCTGTAGATGAAATGGATAAATGGAGAAGATGATATAAGAAAGGTGGTTGATGAATATGTTCGGAGGACTATTAGCATTTTTAGGAATTTATACAGGAAGTGCTGCAAAGGCAGCGTATGACAATTATGATATGAAGAAAACTACTCGTACAGTTGATAAAGATGGGAATGTACATTATATGGACAGATTATGTAATGACTATATCAATGGTGAGAGAGTAAAAAGAGTTGAAACGACTGATAGAAATGGAGTTAAGTTATATTCTACTGTTGGCGTAAACAGTAGTAAGGTGTATGATACTTCTTATGGAAGAGGTACGCAGCAGTTATTTGCTATGAGCGAACATGACAAACAGGAAAATCTAAAATACGGGAAAAATGTATATAGTCAATACAACCCATATTTCGGAAAAACTGTTACAACTGAAATTAGTTCAGGCAGAACAATTACCTGTTTGTTTAGTGGTAAAAATAGTAAGACTGGTAAAGAGTTCTATAGAGTATGGTATTTTCGCCCAGAATGCCAGGGAAAACTTGATTATAATACTACTGTTGATGGTGATATGGGAATTGAAATTACAAAAGAAGAATTCAATAAGTTAAATTTTGGAGCTTTGACATGTACATGTATGCCAAGTGATTATGATGTAGTCCATGCATTATGGGGTGATAGGTAATGAATAAGCAGAGAAGAGAAAAAATAAATAAACTCAAAATAAGATTCCAAAGTACACAAGCCGAACTAAAACAATTGTCAAGTGAGTTATCTTCCATACTTAATGAAGAACAGGACACATTTGATAATATGCCAGAAGGATTGCAGAGTAGTTATAGAGGAATGTGTTCTGAAGATGCAATTGATAGTATGGAAGAGGCGAGTGAGAAACTTGATGAGATTATGGAATTATTAAATGAAATTGTGTAATATATAATTATCAAAATATAAAATAATTACAGGTGGACACCTGAGCAGAACAATAAAGATAAAATAGAGTTAAAAAATTAACAGAAATGAGGTTGGTTAATATGAAAGAATATTTAGTTTGCGAAGTTGCATATTCATATGGTGTTTATTTAAAAAAAGCACGGAGATTCACAGAAGAAGAAAAGAAAGGCTATGCAGAATGGTTTAGAGAAAAGGGATTCGTTGGCATAGGCGATAGGATTCAGTTAGAATATATTAAACAGAGTGATGTAAATAAGATTTTGAATAATAGACAGGATGACGGTAGTTTTAATGGATGTACAAATTGCGCATATATTATCACTCAAACGGAATGGAATGTCTTACTTGACTTAAATCAGAAGAAAAGAATCGAAGAAGAGAAAAGAGAAACAGAAAATCGAATAAATAAGTATAATCAAATTATCGAAGAATGTAAAAATCAAGAGAAGTTATATACAAAAGAAGAAGCTGAAAGAAAACGTATTGCTTATAATAATATATATAATGAAGGTGGAGAAGGTTATGTCCCTCATTTTTACACTGTAGAAGAATACGAATATGCTAAAGTTAAGTTAAATGAGTTATTGAAGAAATAATAGTTTCTTTTGGAAGATTGGAGGCGAAAATATATGAAATATGGAGATATTGTTGTATATAAAAATCAAATTGGAACAGTAGTAAAAAGCGAAAATGATTTTAAGTTCCATCCGTGTAGTTATGGACGTTGTTATTTTTGTGAGTTAAATACAATTACAGACGAGGATGTAAGAGAAGCAACACATGAAGAAAAGTTAGAACTGATAGAAAAAGAATTTACATGGGGCAATGTGATCAAGATACATTGTATTGGAGAATATCAAATTGTAGAGTATATTGATAAAATAGATAAGAAAACATATTATCATGGATACATTAACTACAACGATATAAACCGTTCATACTTATCTATTGATTCTGCATTGATTGGATGTATTGGATACAAACATGAGGGTGGAAATGGTAGAGCGGCAATGTATTTTGAGAAAATGATTGGTTTGGAATAGATTTATTTGAAGATTGGAGTGAATAATATGGGCAAAATAGATAAGAAAACATACATAGGTATTGTAAAATTTACATTAGCATCAATGGTTGATCTTGCAAAGTCTGATAAGAATTATAATCTTGTGGCAGATACAATTCATTATTATGAGACAACTATTAAACCAGAAATGCAAATTAGCCAGGATGAGTTTTTAGAATTGTGTAAGGAAGCTGGAATTAAATAAAGAGAGGATATAGATATGCAGATTAATTTATCATCGGAAAGCGTAGAAGTTATTATGAATTCATTAAGAGATTCAAAAAGAAACCTAAATCAACAGATTGACAAATGGGATAAAATTAATGAGCCAAGCAGGGCAGAAATATGTAGATCACAATTAAAAGAAGTAAGCGATGTATTATTAATTTTTGAAGAAGAATTGTATGCCAGATAACCAAGGAAACCAAGTTTTCTTGTGGAGGTGAAAAGAGGCTATAATGGAACATATTCTTATAAATTATGAAGATAAATGCAAGATTATACTCAACTCAGATTGTGAAGTAATAGATATTAAATGTTACCTTCCAGTTCTGGGAGAAGGGAATAATCGAATAGTATATGATTTAGGAGATAAAGTTCTAAAAGTAGCAAAATCCAACATCGGATCATTTTACAATAGAAATGAATATAATCTATGGAAATATCTTAAAAATAAATCGAAAAAAATAAAAATAAATGAGATATTTGAAATTGATAATAATGCTTATTGGTATGTGGCAGAAAAAGTTCAAACAGGCAATAATGATGCAATGGATAAAGTCTTAAAGTTTATCAGTTGGTTAGATTATTCAGATAATGCTGGATATGATAAAAATGGAAAACTAACTATTGTCGATGCAGAAGAAGTAACGGAAAACGACTTGCAATATTTACTTGAGAATGGAATTATATAATGAATTCGAAATTTTTGAGTTGAGAAAAGGAGAATAATATGGGAGTAGAGATGATTCAATGGGCTACACCTCTGTGGGTAAGCAAATTAAGTGATGATAAATTAAAACAATATTTGGATGATTTAAATGAATTGAAATTGAATAGAAATGACATCAATCGTATAAATAATGAATTGTTATTATCTACGGCTAAAACATGGTATTGTAATTATCTATTAAAAGATAAGATTATAAGTCTGGCGCATGATGTTTATGCAGAAGCTGCTATTAGATGGTATAATATAAAATTTGAAAATGAACTTGAAAGGAATGATAAGAATGGAAATAAATAAAATGATATGTGAACATTGTGGTAAAGTATTCTATAGTAAATATTATACTGGTGGATATATAGACCATTATGAGAATTTTTCAAGCCATAAAAATAGCTTTGGAAAAGATATAGATAGCGACATAAGAAAAATTTGTTTCGATGGAAATAATATACGAGAAGATGGAGACATAAGAGAAAGATTGAATTGCTATCTTAAATGGGATAATATTTCTGATGATGTTAAAAAACAAGTGAAAGAGAAATGTGATTTTCTAATCAATAAAATATTAAAAGTAAAAGAACATGCAACAGAAATCGTATCAGGAATGACAATGTTAGAAAGGAAATATCTTATTAAGGCTGCTGAAGAAAATTGCAACACGCCATTCGGAAATGAAGATGATAAATTATGGGAAGAATTTTAACTTTCTTGGGACTGTGAAAGGAGTGGTCACATGATTAAAATAGTAGGTAAAACTGGCAAATCAGAAATCGCAAATGCAATTCAGAAATATAATGGAGCTGAAATTTATTCATATTATAATACGATGCTACCATTTGAGCATTGTTACCATGTCAATGATGATGAATGTAATGTTGTAGAGTTCTGTGATTTTATAGTAGATAACGTAAAAGAAAAGGTAAAAGAAAATGATGGTATTCCATTAAGTATGATTGTGATATATACAAATCTATCAGATATATCGGATACTGGTCACTTATATGCTTATGCAGCGAGACTTGAAGAAGTAGAGAAATTAGTTGGAACAGTTGTTGTGATAAGCCAATAAACGATCCTGCTTTATCCAATAGAAATGGAGACCAGCTATGAAAAGTCAAGCATAAATTAGCTGGAAATTCTTATTCGCTATCGGTGGTAAAAAAGGGTAACCTTAATAAGGCTCCCATAAGGGTGCTTTTCAAAATCTATTGATATTGGTATACAGACCTCTTATTCGAGGTTAAATTCTA